CCTATGGCGTTAAGGTGGTGCTATACCGCATATACACTACATTCTTTTTGGCACATGACGCATAATGCGTCTTTTTTTATTGCCATTTTTAAAGCTATGTGATATGTTGAGAGTGTACTTAGGAGGTATATTGATGATTGATATATCTAAGCTGATAAAGGCTGAATATGAGTACATAAGATTAAATGCCAACTTCACAGAGCGAGAATTACAACTGTATGAGTTGCGCAACAAACAATACACATATGAAATGTGCGCCGAGTTGATGAATATGAGTGTATCGACAATAAAACGGATAGCACATCAAGTAGACCGAAAGATAAACCGGGTGATACAATGATGACACTTTGGTGAGCTGATTATGAGCGGATAACGAACTCGTTACCGCTCTTTTTTTATGCAAAAATAGAATTATAGGAGGTGGCTTATGATTACTGACGAAATACTGGAACGTATTTTTTCTAGGGAAGATGTGGCAAAAGTGCCACTTATATATCAATCGACAATGATACACGCAATTGACGAAGAACTTGAAAAGGAGAAATCAGATGATAGCACAGACACCTTATCAAAATATGATTTATAGTCAGCCGCAAATGGCTTATACACCTCAAATGTACAATCCGTGGACAACTAGGCCACAATCTCAGGTTCAGCCTATGCCAGTAGAGCAACCTCAACAAGTAATGCAGCCGCAAGTAAAGCCACTTACAGGTAAGGTTGTCCAGGCTTTAGAAGCAATAACAGCAAATGATGTTCCGATGGATGGCACCGCTGCTTTTTTCCCTAAACAAGATTTGTCTGAGATTTATGTTAAGGGATGGAATGCAGAAGGGCAAATTGAAACAATCGTGTATAAGCCTGTTAGAGACACAAAACCGACACAGGCAGTAAATAATACTTTTGATGCAGAAAAATTTAAAATAGACCTATCAGAGAGCGTTACAGAGGGTATTACAGCAAGATTAGATAATCTGTATTCAAAAATCGAAGAAATTGAAAGTAAATTAACAAGTTTTCAGAGAAAAAATTCGCGATCACAAAGTAAAGGTGGTGACGAAGAGTGAACCCAATTAACATTTTTCAAATGATGAAAGCTGGCCCACAACAGTTTATACAGCAGATGATGGGAAATAATCAGATTATGAGTAATCCTATGATGAAAAACACTATGCAGATGGCGCAGCAGGGCAATATGCAAGGCATAGAGCAAATGGCTAGAAATTTGTGCAAAGAAAAAGGATTAAATGCAGATGATGTATTTAATCAAATAAAAAGTAGATTTGGTAATTAGTAGCATATTAGATGTCTTTGCAAATTACCTAGGTGACATCTTTATGAATATATTTTCAGGAGGTAACAATATGTTTTCAAACTCAAATTGTGCCAGCGTACCTTTAGTGGCTAACATTGATGGTAATGGCAATAACAATGGTGGTTGGGCTGACGGCGGATGGCTTTGGATAATCGTTGTATTTGCCTTGCTCTTTGGATGGGGCAATGGTGGATTTGGCGGTTTTGGCGGCAACAATGGCGGTGGCTATGTTGCGACAGCAGCTACACAAGCTGATATTCAGAGAGGATTTGATAATTCAGCAGTTATCAGCAAGTTAGACGGCATTTCTAACGGACTTTGTGATGGATTTTATGCCATGAACAACAGCATGCTTACTGGTTTTAACGGCATTAACACAAATATCATGCAGACAGGCTATGGCATACAACAGGCGATCAACGCTGACACTGTAGCTGGTATGCAGAACACAAATGCTATTCAGGCAACCCTTAACAACATGGCTGCTCAGAATGCCGCTTGTTGCTGTGAGACTCAGAGACAGATTGAGAGAGGTTTCTGCGACACCAACTACAACATGGCTACACAGGCTTGTGAGACAAGACAGGCTATCGAGAACAGCACGAGAAGCATCCTTGATTTCCTGACTCAGGACAAGATAGCCACATTGCAGGCAGAAAACAATAGCTTAAGGCTCGCCGCATCACAGGATAGACAGAATGCACTTCTGACTACTGCAATGACAGCACAGGCACAGCAGATTGTCAACTCTGTAAATCCTACAGCTATTCCAGCTTATGTTGTGCCTAATCCTAATGCTTATGCTTATGGATGTGGTTGCAATGCAGGCTGTGGCTGCTAAAAGTAGCAGCTACGTAAAAGCGAATAATTGAGTATCTTAATTGAGTTTAACTCGATTTTAACCGATTAAACACGATTATGTCTGCTATGCAGTATTACTTTTTAACCTAAGGGCAGACTGAAATATGTTTGCCCTTATTTTGTGAAAGAGAGGTAAAGATAATGGAGATAACAGGGATTGCATTACAAACAGTTTCCGCAGGCGAAGATGTTGCATTTACAGAAACACCGGTATGCGGTAGCAAATGTATAGTTCACAGACAGGGAAGCGGAATTATCAAGCTAAGAGGCATTACAAATCAGTGCAAGGCAAGATTTTTAGTATCCTATAGCGGTAATATCCAGATACCAACAGGCGGTACAGTTGAAGCTATCTCACTTGCTATTGCAGTAGATGGAGAGCCTTTACAGTCAACACGAATGATTGTAACCCCAGCCGCAGTTGAGAATTTCTTTAATGTGTCGGCACAGGCTTATATTGATGTGCCTTGCGGTTGCTGCAGTACAGTAGCGGTGCAGAATACATCTACACAGGCTATTGAGGTTCAGAACAGTAATTTGATTGCAGTAAGGGAGGCTTGATATTATGCATAAATGGGCTAAACAGATTATGGAATGTGTCAAGGCGAAAGTCGAAGCAATCGGATTAGATAACTTTGAGGGGCAGAACCTTGACGATTTAAAGGATTTTACAGAAATAGCAAAGAATATAGCTTGCTTTGACAAGGATTACAGAATTGTTGAGGCTATGGAGAAATCAGAAGATAACGAAGATATTATGCGCATGGTTGAACAGTACGAAGATTATCCAGATCGAAGATTCTATGATAACTACCGCTATGCTAATGGCAGATTTGCGCCGAAAGGCAGAGGAACAAGGCGCGGTTATATAGAGCCTCCTTACTATCATCAGATGCCAGACGATTATAGGACATGGGAAGATAAGCCAGTGCAGGAAAGAATGAGAGACCTTGATCGCATGAGTGGTAGAATGCACTATACAGAGCCAACGACTGCTACAAGAGACAGCAGAGAAGGCAAAAGTGGCATGATGAGGAGATCATACATCGAGGCTAAAGAAATGCATAAGGATAAAGACACAACTATGCAGGAACTTGAGAAGTACCTCAAAGGAGTTAGTGAGGACATTACAGATGTGATCGGCAACATGACCCCGGAAGAGCGGTCGATGCTCAAATCAAAAATGTCTACACTTGTAACAAAACTGTAACAATTACACATGATGTATATAAGCGTGGGGGAGTGCAAAGTCGCTCTCTTGCGTTTTAAGGGGGCATATAGATTGAATTTTGAATTAAATAGTATTCAATGGCAAATTGTATGGGTAGACAATAAAAACTCGTTATTGAGCCGTACAGATGGCTCTATGAGCGTGGGAGTAACAGACATGAATACCCACTGCATATATTTGGCTAAAAGTTTGCATGGGGCATTTCTACGTAAAGTGATTATACATGAACTATGTCATTGCGTTTGCATGTCATATAACATATATATGCCGATAGAACAGGAAGAGATGCTGTGTGACTTTGTTGCTACATACGGCGATCAAGTATTTGAAATTGTTGATATATTAACAGGATATATGGGAGATAGAATGTATGGATAACATAGATAAGATATTAAAGTATATAAGACGAACCAATCCGGAAATGACCCGACAAAAGCTGATAGAAGAGTTAGGACAATCACACTATATTGCCAAAGCCCTTGTTATTGTATCAAATCAAAAATAAAAATTAATTTTTCAAAAATTCTTATAAAAAAATATTCGGATTAATGTATACCCCCCCTATCAAATAATTCTGAAAATTTCGGACGGTCAAAAAATTTTTTCTCAACTTTTTCTCAATTTCATGCGAGTTTTGCTCAGATTTTTGGACAGAATTGAAACACTTCAACGTGGCAAAGTAAGGCATAACCCAAACCGGGACCAGCCACACGGCAAAAGAACACCACCGACAGTGCTTATAATATGCCATTGTCTCCGCGATAGTTTTTTGTTTACTGCTTTGCGTGTCGCTGTTAATAGATTTACACGCTCGCACACTCAAAAAGCCTTAAAACGCAAATAAACACGTTGTTATTTTTACTCATACAACAGCAATATAAACCGGGCGAGATCTACCGCCAAAAACGGCAGCAGACAGGCGCAATTAATAAGCCACCACAGACAATATAATTGTATAGAATTGTACAAACAATTCAAATAATTAAATATAACTGTACAGTTAATAAGGCTGTACATGAACAGCATAGCACACAGGCGCCGACATAGCAATATTATATTATCAAAGATCAGGAAGCCGCCCGGCTGGAATTGAACCAGCCACAACCCACCAGGAACGGCAAAAGGGCGCGTGCGCGCCCCCTTTTCTACAATAATTCTTTTTTCTCTTGTTCTTCTGATAGAACTTCACAATTATCAACATATACAGCGCAATCAAAACCGTCACCATCAAGGTACCATATACATGTTTTCCCACTGCGACAATCCGACAAAACAATGACGTCATTGTTTATTAATTCTTGTATTTCTTCGGTTGTTTTCCCTGAGAAATTTAATTCTTCCAGTGCGGTGTTAATTGCTTTCTTTTCGTTTTCTGTAACGTTTCTGTAGCCTTGCCAATTTAACATATTCTTTGCCTCCTTATTTTAAAAATATAAGCGATAAAAAATATAATTTATCTACATAAGTAGAAATTATATTAAATTTATCACAATAATATAATAATTTCAATGCTTAATTTATATATTTTATCGAATTATAACCGCCATCGGTTACGGCATTTACAAAATCCAAAATACCGTTTATAGTAAAGTTGTATCTTGTCAAGTCGTGCCCCTCCTGTCTGAGGTAATACGTCCAGTCTCTGCCGACTCCCTCGGAGTCGTAAAAACACCCATCTATGTTTAAGGCGTTCGGCTGAACGACTGGGCAAGCTTTTCCTCTTTGCTCACGTCTTGCATAGCCGCCGAAATCAACAACCACTTTACGACCCTTTTTGTCTGTGAACTCCGCTCTTGGGCGATAGTTCACAATGTCAGTGTTCTTTTTTATTCTTTCCTCTTCTTTGATCTGTGCCCCCATGCACTTTAAATTTAACACCATGTTCTTATCCTCCTAAAAATATATTCTTTTCAGTCTGCCATCATCAGAGCCGAGAGACCATCCCCGGCTGACGCTCCGAAAGTTGGAGCGTTTCGGCTAAAAATCAATACTTGTGTAAACCTCAAGTATTTCACGATATTTATTTTCTTTGTCACAGTCAAAGCCAAGATCTTTAATGTGGAATATTGCATAGTCTCCATATTTTGCGTGAATGTCTTGAAACTGATTGTAGACGGTTTCAAATTCTTCTAAATCATCCACATGAACGATATACCGCTTATATTCCTTGTTTGGCAAATATGGAATAAAAGAATCTTGTGCAACAACTGGATTTGCAAACAATCCGGCTATTTGGACCTTGCTTTTGTTGTCGTCCTGTGTGCTTCTGTCTAGCATGGACACAACCGCCCATGTTAAATTCTTTGTATAATTTTTCATGTTCTACGCCTCCTTAATGATAAAATCCGCCTGGGCTTTCTTTGCCTGATCCTTTGTCATGTCTACAATTCCTATAATATTCTTTGTGATCTTTTCTCTTACAATGTACTTTTTCATTTTCCCATTCTCCTTTGTATTTTCTGCCTTGCTATCCACCAGGCACCGGCGGCAAGCTCTTGCAAGTCGTCAATGTCTGTCATGTGGAATTGTCAAGGTGTTTTATGTTCCTTTCGATAGTTCAATAATACTCTAATATTAGAATATTGTCAACACTTTTTTATTCTATTTTTAGAATATTTTTTGCTTGACTTTTGATGTTGCTATATATATAGTAGATACATACTCAGCCGGGTAGAATTACTATATATAAGGAGGTGCGCAGATTGATAAAATACAAAGTAGATATATTTAAACTGTTAAAGGATCGCGGATATAATCAAACGAGAATTCAAAAAGAAAGATTGCTACCAGCGCAGACGGCGCAGAACATTAAAGCCGGTAAGAGCATCACTCTTGATACTCTTAACAAAATATGTGTGATGTGCAAATGTCAACCGGGGGATCTGGTGGAGGTGATCCCGTCAGATGAAGAAAAATTAAAATATTACTAAAAACATGTTGACATTATTCTATTATTAGAGTAATATATAGCTAACAGATAAAGCAAAGGACAACCGCCAGAGGCGGAGAAAGAGAGGAACAAAAATGAGAATCGAAGGAATAGGAGTTATAAGCAAAAATAAAGCACTGTCAATATTGACAAAAGAAGGCCGCGAGGCGGTAAAATCCGGGGAGATCACAATTGATGAGCTTGGCGAAATGTACAAGCTGGAGCTTGTGAAGAATCCAACATTGTTCGATCTGGCAGATCAAGAGGCAATAAATGAATATAACAAAATGTGGGATCAGGTCGCAAACTGGCCATAAAAATCAGCATTGACAAATCAATAAAACAATGGTATATGTTTTATTGATGTTTTTTATTCATATCTAAACACTAAAGAGGTATTAACCGCATAGAGTATATTTAACTGTATTCTATGCGGTTTTGTTGTATATGTATATATAAAATATATAGCTAGAGAGGAGGCGGAGACATGGAGAATAGTCAGGAGGTAGAAATATTTGACAATGAGATAGATATGTACTTACAAGAGTTCTGCGACATTCACAAGCCGCCTATTGATGATCTCACAAACTGTCCACAGAATTTGTGGTCTGGTGCTATGATGTATATATATAGACGTATGTTCAAAGGTACAGATAGATTATTGAATAATAATAATATATATATGTCTAAGGGTGCTATATATTCTAATATGTATGATTATAATAAATGCTTAGATATATGTGAGTATTATATATATATTTGTGGTTTATATAATAAAGTGCCATCAATAATAGACTATTGCCACTTGACAGGTATTGACAATGACACAATAACGGAGTGGGGAAAGGATAAGCCAAGCCACCCGCGGACAAGAATTTACAAAAAATTGCGCGGTTTTCGTGAGAATTGTCTGACAAATCGGCTAATTGACACAAAACAGGCGGTTGGCTTAATTGCAATACAAAACAGGGAATACGGCTGGAACGATGCCGGCGGAGCTACTGCCGGAGGCGCCACAATTGCTTTAACTGCCTCAGATGTGCGCAAATTGTTAGAGTCAAATTGTGCTAAACTTCCAGACAATTCATCACAGGCGGAGGCTATAGAGATTGATTGCACCATATCAAATTGTGTGAACAATTCAAACAATTTAGGACAGGCTGAAAACGTAGGAAATAAGCCACTTTTTGACGGTAACAACACGGAATAAATACATAACTGTGCGTGAAACGTGGGTTTTGCGAATAGATACAAAGGCATAGGCGACATAATGGCAAATTGTGCGAACAATTCAAGCAATATTAGCACTTAGACAAAACGAGTGCTAAAAAAGAACGCTGGAGGGGGTGGGGGTGTGACAGGACCCCAGGAGAGCCCCTACTAAGCCCCCCAAATATTTTTAAAATAAAAAAGGCCTTATCAGCCACATATAAATATATCAAGTATAAACCTACTCATAATGACAAAACAAATAAGCATAGGATTGGTGAGAATATATGATTGATATACCTGTTATAGATATGTGTAAAACAGGTCAAAACATAGTACATTATCGAAAGCAACAAGGACTAAGTGTTAAAGATTTACAAAACATACTTAAATTTGCAAATCCAAATGCGATATACAAATGGCAAAAAGGAAAATCAATACCTACAGTTGACAATCTGATAATTTTGTCAGCACTGTTTAAAGTCCCAATAGAAGATATAATCGCAATTCAGAAAAAAATATAGACAAAATCCGAACAGTATGTGTATAATGCATACATAACAGTTATCTATCGGTCAGATAGATATTCTTTAATCACATCAGACAAAACTATAAAATCCCCAAAAGGAACAAAATGAACGGAATTGAATATCAGATGGCTGCCATGCGTACAAATGATGGCAGAAATAGAGATAGACTTCTTAATGCTGTTTCAACAACAAATGGAATAGACGTTGCTGAACTGCTTAATGGTGTTATAGGTCTTACAGGCGAGTCGGGAGAAGTTGCCGACCTTGTTAAAAAGGGCGTATTTCATGAAAAAGGCATAGACATAAATCACTTGAAGAAAGAATGTGGCGATGTAATGTGGTACGTTGCCATGATCTGTGATGCAAGCGGATTTACCCTTGATGATGTTATGCAGACGAACAAGGAAAAACTTGAAAACAGATATCCAGATGGATTTGACACTTGGAGAGCCCACAAACAGGAGGACGACATATGATTGAACTTATCGTTTTGCTTTGGATTGCAATAAAACTTAATGCCCCTGTTTGGATATATATATTGTTGGGCATAATTGCTTTAATTAAGGCTGTGGCGTTTGGAATAAATCTCAGCAAGAATAACTAAGCATTGGGAGGTAATCACTATGGCAAAAGATAAATGCAGCAATTGTGAATACTGCATAACTGAAGATGGTGATAAGGTTTGTAACAATCAGAATAGCGAATATTATTCAGATTATGTTGAACCTGGACATGTATGTTTGGATTATGAGGGCAAAAACAATGAGTGTGACTGATGATATTCTGAAAACTGACTATAGTTTACAATTTGATGAAAAGTGCAAGACTTTAGTGGTTCAAAGTCATTATAAGTATGGCAGAGCTGGAAGAAATTTTGCCACAGGCAATGTTGATGCAATAGGCAGCCTTGAAAAATGCCTTGCAAAGTTTAAAGAGACAGGAAATACGGAATATCTTCTTGATGTTGCCAATTATGCTATGTTCAGATACATGTGGCCGCAAAGTGGAGAATACTTTAAACATACCGACAGTGATGAATCAGCCGGAATAGTCGGTATGAGCGTTAATGAAATGGAGAAATACAAATAGGGCTATCGCCAAGTGGTAAGGCACAGGACTTTGACTCCTGTATCCGTGGGTTCAAATCCCACTAGCCCCGCTACTGAGTATAGGCAGTTGTTGCAAGTAGCCTTTCCACCTATACAGTCCACCATGACTAACCATGGGAGCCTTGAGACCATACAAGGCGAATATGAATGATTAGCTCAGCTGGTAGAGCATTTGACTTTTAATCAAAGGGTCGTGGGTTCGAGTCCCATATCGTTCATGCGGTTAAGGTTTTCAAATTCTTTTACCTTGACCGGACAAATGTTTGTTTCATTTGTGCTCCTTTCACTCACTAGCGGAATGCTGAATAAAGGACCGTCACCAGGTCCGGTGAGTGTTTTGTGAAAATCAGCCTACAGAATGCCAACTGTAGCCGTATAGGCGGTCGAATACTCCTCCCCAGAGTAAATGATCACAAGCCCCGGCATACGGCTATATAGTATGCCGTATGTATAATGACGCGGAGTAGAGCAGTCTGGCAGCTCGCTAGCCTCATAAGCTAGAGGTCATGGGTTCAAATCCCATCTCTGCCATTTGTTGGTCAAAGTTAAGCTCTTTCTAAGCATTGGGTCTATGGCTTGGCTGACAATCTTGAAGCTTAAGGAGGCCGGATAGCAATCGGATAGAGTATTGGTGGCAGAGCCCTACTTGAATTAAAAAAATGCCTTGATTTGGGAAAATTAAGGAAATGCACACTGGAACAATAGTCAAGTGGTCAAGACATCGTCCTTTCACGGCGGTAACGAGGGTTCGATTCCCTCTTGTTCCATTACAAAAACAGAGAGATGTATGGTTGTGAGGTGAAATATGGCTGGTGGTGTACATAGGTGCGATCCGGATAAGTTTTCAGAGGCAGTAGCAGAATATATGGCTGGTAGAGTTACACAGGCTAAAGCTGCGAAAATAGCCGGAATGAGTACTCCGACCTTTTTGAAATACCTCAATATGTTATTTAACGGAGAACCATTTCCAGACACGTTGTTTGTTTTTGAAGATGAGGAGAAAAAATGAAGAAAATTGCGTTGATAATGGCATTAGGATTGACTACATTAACTGGTTGTTGCTCCGGACATGATGTAGAACCTACACAAAGTTCTGCTGCAAATAAATACATAGACTTGGTTGTGATTTATGAAAATCTATCACAGCAAACAGAGGTCATGTATGATAAGAATACAGGTGTTATGTATTTTCACAGAGACAGTCGATATGATAATTTTATGACACCTATATACAATGCGGACGGCACATTAAAACTATATGAGGAGAAGTAAAATGTGTGAATTTTGCAATGGTAAATGCCAAAAGATAGAAAATGGTTATACATACGGAAGCGCAATGATAGTTGGCGATACACATAACTGGCATCTGTCCTACGACAATAGTGGAAACGAATATGGGGCGGGGCGGTTTGACATAAATTATTGCCCTATCTGTGGCAGGAAGTTGGTGGAGGAATGATAGTTAATATTGATGCTAGCGTGTACACGATGAATAGAAAAGGTTTCAGAGGAGTTCTCAAAATAGCGTCAAAGGCTGTTAAATTTGGCATATATGCCGTAGTTAAGGATGACAAAGCAATTATGCTAAACGAGAAATATGAAGATATAGGCAGTCTTAAAAATGCAGTTGCAGAATATAAAAAGCATGGGTTTAAGGTGTATTGGAATGAGAATAATAATGACGGTGGACAATCGTAAACAAGAATACACAGAAGAGCACTTTAGACGTGGCAATCCTGAAAAAGATGGCAATTATATTGTAGTATCACGCACAGGTGCTATTTGCCGTGATAACTACAATAGCGATGGTGGATGGCAAAAGTCAGAAAACGATGGAACAGTGGAATATTTGCCACAATCATGGGAGGAAACAAAATAATGAGCTTTATTAAATACATCAAAGATTGTATACATTTTGCGAAAAAATACCCTTTTACACATAAGGGGATGAAAAGAATATGGTTGAGAAATATGCTATATATCAATGCACAACCTAAATATTGGCACGGTCGATTGATAAGCAGAATATTAAAATAAAAAAGTGAGTATAATATATGAAACATGAAAGAGAATGGCACACTTGCGACAGGTGCGGAAAAGAAATAACCACAGAAACGATGGGGATAATAAATTTTTCTGAATATGGCACATCCCCCAATGAAATTCCGTCCTTTGGTCTTGATGATGAAAGAGGGAATATTATAATTTGCGCTTTTGAACATGTAAATAAAAAGTATGAATTATGTTCAAAATGTGAGGAGAATTTTGAGAGGTTTATGAAGAATGAAAACACTAATTGATTTTGTTAAAAATTTAAAAACATTTTATCAATTTTATAAAGATTATGAATACGATGGCAATGATTGTCGATTTATAATTGAAAACTATCAAGAGGTTTTATGCAACCGTACAAAGACAATGAGCAAACCTACATATTATGCAAAAGGTGTTATTGCTCAAATGGATAGGTGGTATGAGGATAGTTGGAAATCTATGTATAAATGTGAACCATTTGAGTCGGCAGAAGAAAAAATTATGATAAAATCCGATGGACAAACTGCACAAGTGTTTATTGACGGCAAAAAAGTAAACTGCACGGACATGGAGTTACATTTTATCGGTCATTCAAACCAAAGTCCAATGATTAAAGTTAATGCACGATGGCATAAAACGGATGAAAACGGAAATACAATTCTGAATGAGGATAAAACCGCCATATTGACAGAGGGAATAAAGATAAATTGTTAGGAGTGATATTATGAAAAAATTATTTGTAAGTGTGCCTATGAAAGGCAGAACAGAGGAAGAAATCAAAGCAAGTATTCAGAAGATGAAAAAGGTAGCAGAGATATACGAGGGCGAGGAATTAGAGCTTATCGACAGTTACGTTGAGGATAACCCACCTAAAGGCAACAATCAAGCCATTTGGTTTTTAGGGGAAAGTCTTAAGAAACTGGCACAGGCTGATGTATTCATGGGAATATGTGAGAGCTACGATTGGAACGGCTGTTGCATTGAAAGGGAAACAGCAGATAAATATGGTATTAAAGCATATACGATTCCGGTAAAGTATGTAATTGATGATTATAATGCACTTTTGAATAGATTACATCCGGTTTGCGGTGATGCAATACCAACATTTTAATAAAAATATTACCGGCTAACAAATAGAGTTAGTCGCTACCCTAGAAAAATTATAGGCAGAGGCCATAGCACCTCTGCTTTTTAGCGAGGTGCTATTTTTATGTCTGAATTACAGAATTTGATTAAGGATTGCGAAAAATACATAGATATCCGGGGCATAGACGAAACAATTATCAATGCCTATCTTGATACTTGCCAACTAGCCAAAAATGATGGTGATATCACTACAATGCTTGAATGCACGGCAAGGTCAAAGACAATCGTGAATCAATTTTGTTTGAAACAATTCGGAATGGATATATGGGAAATAGAGAAATTCGCCCAGGCAAACAAGACAGAGATAGAGCTTGTCAATCAATATTATTCAACACTTCTTACGGAATCCAATGAAGTATTTGAAAGTTTTATGCTGTATTTGGAGCGCAAAAGACCGATAGAAGAAAGATTTTATCAGCCTAGAATAAATCCGTTGAGACAAGTGGCAAATGGAATACAAGACCTTGTAGATGATAAATTAGACGAATTATTTGTTAACTGCCCTTCAAGAATTGGAAAGACACAAATAGTGAAGTTGGGCTTTTTGTGGTATGGGTCAAAATTCCCTGAACAATCTAATTTGTATACTGCATATTCTGACAAAATAACTGGCGGATTTTACGATGGACTTCTGGAAATTATTCTTGACCCAACATACACATACGGAGAAATGTTCCCTAAAAACGTTGTAAAGAGACCTATTACAGATGGTAAAGATACCACTATAGATATTATTAGAAAAAAGACATACCCAACATTCACAATGAGGTCTATTTATGGAACTCTGAATGGAGCGTGTGATTGTTCCGGTATGGCTGTTGATGATGATTTATTTAGTGGTATTGAAGAAGCACTGTCGGAAGATAGACAAGCTACCGTGTGGGGAAAGTTTGACAACAATTTTATGAAACGTCTTAAACGTAAAGCAAAACTAATAAATATGGGTACAAGATGGGCTCCTGGAGATGTACAGGGGCGTAGGCTTAATTTGTTGCAAAATAACCCGGAATATGCACAGAGACGATGGAGAGCAATAATCATACCAGCCCTGAATGAAAATGATGAAAGTAATTTTGATTATCCATATAATCTTGGATATTCTACACAGGATTACTTGATGATAAGAGCATCTTTCGAGGAAAATGATGATATGGCCTCATGGTATGCGCAAGATCAGCAAACGCCTATCGAAAGACATGGAGCATTGTTTAGCACAGATAATATGCAGTTTTTTAATCCAGAAGATTTACCAGATAGAGCTCCGGATAGAATATTTGCAGCAGTTGATCCTGCCTATGGTGGTGGCGATTTTGTAGCTATGCCGATTTGCTATCAGTATGACAATAATTATTATGTTACCGATGCTGTTTACAACGATGGAGATAAAGAAGTTACAATACCAGAAGTTGTTAATCGTATTGCTTGGCATTTACGAAAGTGGGCTCCGAAAACGGCAGAAGTCCACTTTGAGGAAACAAAAACAACCGCGGAATATAGAATACTTTGTGAAAAGGAATGGTCTAAAGTTGGTGCAATGGTTAATGCAACTCATGATCCAGCTCCAAATACCATATCAAAGTTAGATCGAATTAGAAATCATGCGCCGGACATAAGAAAACTGTATTTTATTGATAGAAAACATAGAACCAAAGAATATAATAAATATTTTCAAAATATTATTATGTATAAAACAGAGGGGAAAAATAAACATGATGATGGTGTTGACGCGACTGCACAGCTTTGCGATATGATTTATGGAATCGGGGGCGAATATGCAATTGCAGAACCTGCATTTAATCCATTCAGGAGGTATTGATTAGTGGAAACAAAGGAATACTTGCAACAAATAGGCAGATATGACCGACTTATCAATAATAAGCTAGTGGAGCTTGCACAGTATAGATCTATGGCTTGTAGCGTATCAGCAGTTAAAAATGATGAAAGAGTGCAGTCATCACCTAGCTATGACACAATGGACAAAATTGTGTCCAAAATTGAGCAAATGGAAAATGAAATAGATATGCTTGTTGATAGATACATTGACAATAAGCGAATAATTATATCCCAGATAGATAGTATGCCGGATGAAATGACTTACCAGATTTTGTTCTCAAGATACGTTGAGCAAAAGACTTTTGAGAAAATGGCGATAGAGATGAACTATTGTTACAAGCAAATCATACGAAGACATGGTAAAGCATTACAGGAATTTGAACAAAAATGGGGAAACACATATAAGTAGTCCCTAAATGTCCTAGAATGTCCCATAAAACATATTATATAATATATCATGAACAAGTTGATTGATGAACACTTTGTTTTTTCTCATACTTTTTCAAACCTCATAAACCCTTTGAAGGCACCAGTAGCTTTACTGGTGCTTTTTTAATGTAAAAGGAGGTACAAATAATGAACGGAATAGATATTAGCGCCTGGCAAGGCGACGAAAATATAGATTTAAACAAAGTCCCTTTTGATTTTTGCATTGTCAAAGCAACTGAGGGAACAAGCTATAAGAACAGATACTTTACAAGTCACTGTGACAAAGTTCTAAACAAGAAAAGATTATTAGGTGCGTATCATTATGCCAACGGCGGTGACGTACAAAAAGAGGCTGAATACTTCCTTGCATATGTCAAGAAGTATATCGGCAAAGCAATCATTGTACTTGACTGGGAGGCGAAGAATAACCCTCAGTTTGGCAAGAATGATCTTGAGTGGTGCCTGAAATGGTGCAGTTATGTGCAGAAAAAGACCGGCATCAAACCACTTATCTACATCCAGAAGAGCGCTATGAGCGCCGTAAAAAAGGCTGGATATGGCTTGTGGGTGGCTCAGTACCCAGACTATGAGCGGACTGGTTATCAGGAGCATCCGTGGAACGAGGGAGCTTATAACTGTTTACTCAGACAGTACACATCTGTCGGAAAGCTCTCAGGTTACGACGGTAACCTTGATCTTAACAAGGCATATATCAGTGCGGCGAGCTGGAATAAGTTGTCAGGCAGAAGAGCCGTATCCGTACTTGCAAAGCCGACAGCCGGCAAGAAGAGCATAAATACGATCGCAAGGGAAGTCTTGGTTGGCCGCTGGGGCAACGGTGTTGATCGCAAGAGCAGACTGACCAAGGCTGGATATGATTATGCAAAGGTACAGGCTGCAGTAAACAAGCTCGTTAAGACATCACAGATTACACAGGATAAGATCATCAATGCGGTTGCACATGAGGTCATTGCTGGCCGCTGGGGCAACGGACAGGAGCGTATCGACAGGCTTAAGGCAGCAGGTTATGATCCTGACAAGATTCAAAAGAGAGTGAATGAACTCATGAAGTAGGAGCTGACATGAACAGATTACATTTGCAAGACCTTGTAAGAGGCCACTATGGTAGAAAAATAGCATATACCAATGTAGACACCATTACACCGGATAATATTGTGAATGTAGTCGGTGAGTGTATAGGAGTATTTAACTGGAATAAGCCAATTATAAAGTATTTATGGAATTACTACAAAGGCGACCAACCAATAAGGTACAGAATCAAAGTAATTCGTGACGATGTAATCAATTACATCGTAGAAAATCATGCATATGAAATTGTGCAGTTTAAAGTTGGACAAACTTACGGAGAACCAGTACAGTATATCAGCCGTAAAGACGATGATGCGATCAATAATGCGGTTGATGATCTGAATGATTACATGGTAGACGCTTGTAAGCAAGATAAGGACATAAAGGCTGGCGAATGGCAATCTGCCACTGGTACAGCATTTAAAGCTATCCAGTTTAACCCAAACGGTGATGTGCCGTTTAGGATTGTTACACCTTGTCCACTCAATACCTTTATCATATACAACAGTAACACCGAAGAACCGATGATTGCCGTCACAGAACTTAAGGACAGTGATGGTAAGTGGTATAAACAATGCTATACAGCTACACATGAGTGCAAGATATACAACAGCACGGTTGTAGACTGGAGATTACACGCTTACGGAGATATACCGATTGTTGAGTATCCTAACAACCATGAAAGAATAAGCGATATTGAACTTGTTATAGATATGCTTGACGCGATCAACAACATGCAATCTAACAGGATGGATAGCATAGAGCAATTTGTACAGTCTTGGATTAAGTTTGTTAATTGTGATGTTGATAAGGACAAGTTTAAATCTATGAAAGAAATGGGTGCATTAGTGGTTAAATCAACCAACGGTGTCAACAATGCCGATGTAGATGTTATGTCGCAAGAGCTTAATCAATCCCAGACTCAAGTTGCCAAGGATGATTTGTGGGATAATGTTCAGACCATTCTTGCAATTCCAACTAAGCAAGGTAACACTGGCGGAGATACGCAAGGCGCTGTCGAGTTAAGGAACGGCTGGGATTTTAGCAAGACACGAACAAAGTTAAAAGACCCACTTGTTGCAACATCGGAAAAACGACTTGCCAAACTTGCACTTAATGCAATCAGACTGTATGCACAAGATTTAAAACTGACGGTTAGAGATTTTTCAGTGCAGATAAACCATAGCCCACAAGATAATATGTACACCAAAGCTCAGACTCTGGTTGTTCTATTGCAGGCTGGAATACATCCACTTGTCGCAATCAAGACTGTTGGATTGTGGGGGGACGCAGAAAAGACATTTTTACTGTCTAAAAAATACTTGGATAAGATATATCTAACTATAGATAATGTAGAACAACAGGAACAAAAAGCACAAGAAATAGTAGATAATCTTGGCAACGGAGGTAATAACAATGGTGACTAGATATACAGTAGTCCAAGACGGACAAGTGTATGAACCGGGCGATGATGTACCTGATATGGGTAGCATTACCGCATTACAGTCTAAAGGAAATTACAGAGAATATAACGCTTTGTCTAAGGATATAGATAAGCTACCAACATACGTGTCACTTGGTGGTTCATGTTACATGATAGACACGACAGACTTATATAAGTTCGATGGCAAGAGTTGGATAAAACAGGAATAGAGAGGTGCGCACATGAATGCAGAGGAAGTATACGCATTACTCAATAAGAAAATTAAAAAGGGCGGTATTACCGATGACCAGATAAGGCAGATCGTAGAGCAACATTTTGAGGAGAATCCTGTTCAGGTTACAACTGATAATACCCTTTCGGTTGCCGGCACACCGGCTGATGCATTAGCAACAGGAACCGCTATTGATTCATTAAAGGAAGATATAGTTGAATTGTATAAACCGGTTTCTGATTTAGATAGCAGAAAAGATGTTGACTTGTTTATTTCAGATAGTTATGGAAATGTACTTGCCGCATTCAAAGATGGCGAATTTGTAACAAAAGAATTTAGCACATTTAAGAGTATTGGAAACAACATATGTGACACGTTAGAAGAATGTGACCTTGCTATATCTGATGTACAGGGAAATGTTGTGCTTTGTATTGTTGATGGTAATATCATAACGCCAAAATATAATGCTAAAAATCATTATAAAACGTTTTCTATTTTAGGTGATTCCTATTCAACATTTAAAGGTTATACAGAACCCTTAAATAATTTGCAATGGTATCCACCTTCAGATAGTACAACACAAGGTTCTGAAAATGATGTTGAAAACGTGGAAAATACATGGTGGAATTTATTTGCAAATGACTATAAATCTTTGTTAATTCAAAATAACTCATATTCCGGCTCATGTATTTCATATGACTCTTATGGAACAGAAACAGCAGACGGTAAAAGTTTTAGCTTTGTAAAAAGATGTGAAAATTTAAAAAAAGCAGAACTTATCATTGTCGAAGGTGGCACAAATGACGCATGGGCAAATGTTTCTTTAGGAGAATATAAATATGCTGATTGGACTGAAAGTGATTTTGAGACATTCAGGCCAGCATGTTCGTATGTTTTGGATTATATAAAAAGAAACAACATTGGGGCAAGAGTAATATTTATTCTAAACGACGGACTTAAAGCAAGTATTACAGATTCTATAAAGAATATTTGTGACCATTACAGTGTTGATGTTCTTGAATTGTCAAATATTGACAAAAGTAACAAACACCCTAACATTGAGGGTATGAAACAAATAAAAGAACAACTTATCAATTTTTTATTAAGAGGGTAACTTTAATGGGTAAAGTTTTAATTATAACTGGTGCGGATTTTAGCAAAAACAAAATTAAAAATATAAATGTAATTGGTGGAAAATTGATTGATATAACAGACATCAAAAAAAATACATACATCGCAGTGCAAAGTGGTAAAGCAATAGAAACTTCAATATCTGGATGGTCAACGTCAGAATTTATCAAGATAGAAGATTATTTTACAAATATCAATGGATATTCCAATTTTTATCACACTTCAACTGTAATTAGTGGAATGGTGTGTTTTTATGATGAAGGTTATAATTTCCTTTCATACAATAATGAAATGAAAAAAATAGACAAGGCAGAAGGCGGTGTTACAAAAGGTTGGTTTAATTTTATAAAGCCGACAGGAACAAAGTATATTAAAATGAGTTGGCAAAGTGACTCACTTATTACTACTTCAATAGTTAAACCAACTTTATATTTTCGCTAACTCTAACTAAAGATGGCTTTTGTTACTTGAATTGTTGGAACAGGCTTGACAGGGTGAACTGGGATTACTTGTCGGCCGATTAAAAAGCTTTTTTGCGGTTACAGGGTGTACAAATTGCTTAAGGTGGCAAGAAAGGTGGTAAGCAATGACAATAAGAGCAGAAGAACCACAGCAAGAAGTTGTTATAAAAATAGATACCAAAGGAATAGCGTGGGTGTACTTGTGTCTTAATGAAAGAGTTAAGACAGAGGAATATGCAGAACCCGGAAAGCAGTCAAAAACACATACATACTATGAATATGATGGAACACAGTTTCATGCTCCTGTTGAAAGTCTTGACCTTAAAGACATCAATAACAATCCTCAGAAGTATGACGGCTATGAGCCAGCCAAAATACCGTCTGATATTGAGCGTATAGACGCACAAGTAACATATACGGCAATGATGACTAACACACTGCTGGCGGAGGAATAGCCTATGTATGAGAAAATAAAAAAATGGTATCAAGTCTATCATATATGGAATGCTGAAATGGTCAAGCAAGCCTATGATAAAGGACTGATAACAGAAGGGCAATACAACAATATAATCAATGGAAATTAGCAATCACGTTTGTGGTTGCTTTTTTTTATACAAAATTTCGCAAGTGCCGTGAGCGTAGAAAACGGCAATGTCAATCGGTGGCGTTGCACCGTATAAAAACGTAGACATACGGAGGTAATCAATGAAAAGAGAAGATTTAGTGTCAATGGGTTTGACCGATGAGCAGATTGAAAAAGTCATGGCTGAAAATGGTAAGGACGTTCAATCTGCTAATGCAAAGGCAAATAAGAACAACACAGAACTTGAAAGACTCAAAGCTATCGAAAAAGAGTATGAGGATTTAAAGGGGCAGAGTATGTCTGAGGCAGAAAGAAATGCCAAAGCCCTTGAAGATGCTCAGAAGAAGATAGCAGAGCTTGAAAAGACACAGGCAATTGCAAGCCAGAGAACAAGTGCAGCTGAGAAATTCAAGATTTCCGCTGAGCAGGCAAAGCTAGTGGTTAAGGATGATGGTTCCATGGATTATGACGCTCTTGGAAAGATTATCGCAGATAAAGAAACTGCCGCTGCCCAGGCTAAAGAGAAAGAGATAGCCAACGGCTCAACACCACCAGGCAATGGTGGTACAGGTAGCAATTCAAGCGACAACAAGACGGAGGCGGAAAAAATAGCTGCCGGTCTTATTGAAAATCAAAATACAAAAAATGATATTTTGAAACATTACATTTAAGGAGGGAAATATAGATGCCAAGTATGAATATGCAGTATGAAGAAACAACATACTCAGGTGATGTGCAAATTCTCAAGAGAGAGCCAAACGAGGCCATACCTCTTACTTTGGATTTTGAAGAAGTTACAACAAAGGTGAATGGCAAAAAGATAGTTAAAGCTGGAACCCCAATCGGTAAAGACGGCAAGGTTGATAACACTGCAACAGTAGTCGGCATACTTCGATTTGATGTAACAGAAGATAGACCACAGGGAGTTCTTCTCAAGAAAGCATATCTTGACACGGCGGTTGCAGAAAAACATTCAGGAGTAACATACGATGCAGCAGTCAAAACGGCTCTGCCAATGATCGTATTTGAGTAATTACAGGAGGTAAAAACATATGCTAGTAAATGAAGTTATTGACAGTAAGTCAATTGCGCTGTCAGCAACAGAAAACGCAAGTAATCAGATTCCGTATCTTGGATTACAGTGGTTTCCAGAGAGAAAGAAACAGGGACTTGACCTGCAATGGATAAAAACACATAAGGGACTTCCTGTATCTCTTGCGCCATCAAACTTTGATTCAATCCCAACAATCAGAGCTAGAGAGGGACTTTCCAAAGAGAAGACACAAATGGCATTTTTCCGTGAGGGAATGACAATCGGTGAAGAGGAAATGCTTGAAATCGAGCGTATTCAGTCAGCAGACGACCCTTACCTTGCAAGTGCTTTGTCAAGCGTATATGACGATACTAACAATCTTGTAAGCGGTGCAGAGGTTGTTCCAGAGAGAATGAGAATGGCGCTTCTTTCAACAGTAAATGGACATCCAGTTATCACTATTAAGAGTGACGGTGTTCAGTATTCTTATGATTATGATTCTGACGGATCATACACTACGGATCATTATATCAAGCTTGATGGAACAAGCATGTGGAGCGACACAGCTAATTCAAAGCCACTTACAGACCTTAACAATGCAAGAAAGAAGTTACAAAAGCAGGGCAAGATTGCTAGATATGTGCTTATGAACAGCAATACATTCCAGTATTTGCTTGACAATGCACAGATAAGAAACTCAATCCTTGCACAGAACCTTACAGCATCTATTGAGGTTGACGATGATACTGTTATTTCAGTAGTGCAGAAGAGAACAAAACTTACTATCGTGCTTTACGATAAGATGTACATTGACGATGAGGGCAAGGAACAGTATTTCTATCCGGATAATAAGGTTACACTTCTTCCAGAGGGTAATCTTGGCAATACATGGTTCGGAACTACACCAGAAGAGAGAACTGCAAGACAGGTAGCAGATGTTGATGTAACTCAGTATGGTACAGGAATTACAGTTGCTACAAAAACAGAGTATGGCCCACCAATGAAAATGTCAACATTTGCGTCTGAGGTTGTTTTGCCATCTTATGAGAATATGGATAGCACTGCCGTAATTGAAGTTCATCACGAGTAGGAGTAGGAGGCAACTTATGATATATCCTTATATCGTTGTAAAAGATGGGGTATGGTATGATGCCGGAAATGACGTCCCAGAAACGAGCAGACCAGAAACAGAAAAAACTGATTCTGGTCTTGCTAATCATACCAAGACCGAGATCAACAGAATGTCAACAGGCGATCTAAAAGCGCTTGCAATATCGGAGGGTATAGATAACGCCGAAAACATGACAGGTGGCGCATTAAAAGAAGTGCTTATAGCTCATTTTGCTTTGTAGGAGGTAGTCATGGAATACACATTGGTAGAGCAAGTCAAAATACGAAAAGGTCAATATGAAGTCGGTGACGATGGCTCTATCAAGTGGACTGATCTACAGGATAATCCAAGAATAGAGCAGCATATTGAAGAGATTAAGCAGGAAATACGCAACAAGCGTAATTACCCGTCTGATTACACAGATGAGCAAATAGAAGAAGATATGAAACGATATACTACCAATATAGTCAGTTTGGTTGTATACGACTTATCTCAAGCTGGTGAGGAATATATGGCAAGTTTTGGCGAAAACGGAGTCAGTCGCAGTTGGATTGACAGAAATAAGCTGCTAGCTGATGTATTCCCATTTGTTGAGATATTATAGAAGATTGTGCGTTACTCAACGGTAGCAGAGGGCATACATTATGGTGGTGGTGGGCAGTATGCAAACATAAGAGAAAGGCGGTAGATATATGCCAGTAGCAATAATTATCAGCATCATATCGGTTACTTTCTCTATTTTTTTTGGAATTGTCAGCCTTGTGCTGAATATCAAGAATAATAGAAGAACTGATAACTCAGACCTAGAGGATAGAGTCCGAGAAAACACCCGCATAAATATGAAGTTAGATACTATATCTAGCAACACTAAGGAAATAAAGGATGAAGTCGTGGAAATGAGAAAAGAGCTTAATTCCCATGACAACAGGATTATTAAAGTTGAGGAAAGTGTTAAGTCACTTCATCATCGCGTAGATGAAATGGAAGCACGACTCAACAAAAACAAGGAGGTGTAAAAATGGATGTTATACAGAGTCTTGTAGCCAACATGGCTATTATAGTGTCTGTCATAGGCGCACTTACATTTGTTGTGGCGGTAATTACACAAGTAATCAAAGGCGTTGGTGTATTTAAGAAGATACCAACCGACATACTGGTGCTTGTGCTGTCCATAGGCATTACCGTTGTGGCTTTTATCGCCTATATGCAGTACATACATATGACAATACTATGGTATATGATTCTTGCAGCTATCCTAGCCGGATTTGTAGTTGCATTTGTGGCAATGTATGGTTGGGAAAAGTTATCTGAGCTTTGGAAGCGATTTGGCAAGGATGTGAAGTAATGTCGCTTGAAATCAATAAGCAATCTATGAAATATGCTTCTTATGGCAAAGAAGTAGAGATATATGAAAAAGATGATGACGGCAATATAAAGTATTTCATTACAGAAGAGGGACAAAAAATACCTCTTATAGATCATAAAGAAATATCATACGAAGAGCCTGTATCATTTAAGGCGAATATCTCTTTCTCTGGTGGTGAGGCACAAGCAAAAGAATATGGCTTTGATGTCAACGATTTTGACGCAATCATAGTTACCGATAGAGGAGCATACCCTATCAAAAAAAGTGACATTATATGGCTTGATAGCGAAGTTGAATACACAGAGGATGGCTATATTGATAAGACTTCTGCTGATTTTACAGTTGTAGGAGTTAAGCCAGCTTTGCGGTCAACAAAATATGTCCTCAAGGCGGTGGTCAAGTGAAAAAAACAATAGATGTATCTTTGTCTGCAAGTAGTTTACAGAATGCAATCAAGGAGCTTAAAGCCTATCAAGCAAGGCTTGACCATAAATGCGCCGTTATTGCTGAAAGATTGGCTGATGATGGTGTAGAAGTTGCTAGAGTACAATTAGCAAACTTAGACGCCATCTTTAAGGGTGAATTGATTGAAAGCATACAATCAGAGTGTGTTACAGATACAGATGGTAGTCATATTTGGGCGGTTGTAGCCGGAACAGATCACGCAGCATTTGTTGAGTTTGGAACTGGTGTTATAGGCCAAAAGAAACCATACAAAGGCGAATTACCTCCGGGAGTATCTTGGCAATATGCAAGCGGTCAAACAATCCACCAACTCAAAGATGGTCGAATTGGCTGGTTTTACAAAGATGATAATGGTCATTGGTGGTTTACGGAGGGTATGCCATCTAGGCCGTATATGTACAATACTGCTCGTGAACTTGAAAGAAAAGTCAAGAATGTTGTGAAAGAGGTGTTTGACAATGGATAATGCATGGGCAATAGAACTTGGCCCGACAATATATAGCATTGTCAAGGCCAAAGCAACAGAACAGTTAAAGGATAAATACCCAACGCTTAACGTTACAGATAAAGGGAAATCAGATCAACCAGCAGTATTTCCAACAGTCTATATTCACGAACTACCTGGAATGGAACTGGGACAAGATTTAGAGGGACAGACAATCAACGCTGTAAGAGAAACAATACAGGTTGATGTGACTTCTAACAAGAATCACAGCGAATGTAGAAAGATTGTGTCCAAAATAACGGACATATATAAACAAATGAGATTTTCGGTCACCGGAACACCTCAATACAGTGTTAATGGTGGAACCTATATATGTAACATGCGATTCAGCCGTGTGTATGGGGCCGGCGACACAATATTATAGTTAGCAATTAGAGCCATGTGGCTCTTTTTTTATGCACATTTTTAAGGAGGTAAAGACATGGCAGTACCAGGATTAAGTACACTGGGCATTACTTTTGGTTATGGTGTTGAAACAGTCGCAGGCGAAAAGCCGACCAAATTTACTCAGTTGACCAGAATCAATGAGCTTGGCGATGCTACAGCAGAACCTGAGGCTATTGACGCATCTGCTCTTGAAGATTATTCCACAAAAAACATATCTGGTAGAACCACTGTATCTGATACATACACAGTAACAGTCAACTGGACACCAGATACACTGACGGAGTGGGAAAAGGTGCTTGAAGAGTACAAAAAGTTAGAGGGAACAGGTAAATCTATGTGGTTTGAGACAATCACACCTGGATTTACCAAGGCAGAGTTTATCAAGGCTCAGCCACCATCAGTTCTTCCAGTGGCTTCAAAGGGTCAGAATGAGCTCTTAACGGTTGAGATCAACCTTATACTCGAAGATCTTGTCGGCTTTGATACAAAGGTTGATTTTACACCGGGGGAATAGCAAACCACTCAGATACAGCCGTGCTGAGTGATGACGATACAAAAGATACAAAATCGGCTGATTATACGTATTAAGCAAACAAGGGGCGGTTTTCGGACTGCCCCTTTCCTATTAAGAGTAGGAGGAAAGGAAAATAGCATGACAATTACAATGAATGGCAAGGAATACAATATTAAATTTGGTAATAAGGCAGTAGCTAGGGCTGGATTTATCAGCAAGCTGGCAAGAATTGGAGTAATGCAGTCAAGTACAGACGATGGAGTTGGGGCAATAGAGGGAATGGAGCAAATGTATTTGCTAATGCCACAAATTTTACTTGCTGGATTACAGGCTAATCACTCAGATGAGTTCGGCTACAACTTAACTACAGGAAAAGGCCGTGACGAACAGCTTAGTAAGGTTGAGGATATGCTTGACCATTTTGTGGACGAGGAAAACGGAGATTTTCTTAAGCTTCAGGAGGATATCTCAAATGAGATGCTTCACAATGGTTTTTTAAAGAGACTGTTCGAGGTGGAAATAGCGAAAGTGCAGAATCAGGCACAGAAATAATCCTTGAACAGGATAACAAAGATTTTAATTACGAAAATTACTGTAACGAAATACTACCCCGTTGGTTAATGATGACCAAAGGCTATGGACTTACAGTTGAGGATATTGACAAATCTTGCCCAGCAGAGCTTGAACCATATGAAAAAGCATATCATATGGCAGAAAAAGAACACGACTCACAAGTATATGCATGGGTAGGAACGTATGTCAGATCTGCTCTTTGCTTTGCAATAGATCATTGCCTTAACGGCAAGAAAGCAAGTTCAGAGTATCTTAAAGCTCCACTTATGGAAAATGGAGAAGATAGGGTAAATAGACTTAGAAATGAGTTTATTGAAGAACGATTAAAGGCAAAACAAGAATGGGATAGGACACACAATATGATTGACGGCAAGGACTGATGTTTTTGCCGTCTTTTTTATTACAACAAGGCGGTGAAACATGGCAACAGTAGATAATCTTGAAGTTAAGATACATGCAAGTGCGACACAGGCGGTTAATGCAGTAGATAAACTGTCAAATAAGCTCGGCACACTATCTAAGACATTACAAGGAATTGATAGTAATGGTATATCTAAGTTTGCACAGGGCATGAACCAGCTTGCACAGGGCATGAATGCAATAAAAAATGTAAAAATGCCTGATTTTAACATAGCTGCCAAGGGTATAAAGCAATTTGAAAACATCAACAGCGCAAAACTTACAGCGGTTGCAAATAGCATAAGTCCACTTGCCTCCAGTATATCAGTACTGGGAAACATGCAGTTCAACAACAAGGGTCTTACAAACTTCATTAATTCCATTACAAGGCTGTCTAATTCGAACATTAACGGCATGAATATAAATGCTATAGGCCAACTTGGAAATGCAATTGTAGGCTTATCTAGCACGTTACAGGGTGCACAGAACGTTAGCACAAATGTAATACAGCTCACCAATGCAGTTGGTAGACTTGCAAATTCTGGGCAAAAAGCAAGTATCGTATCAGCAGCATTGCCACAGTTGTCCGTTACGCTTCGCAATCTGTTTAATACCATGGCACTTGCACCGCAATTATCCACTGGAACAATACAGATGACCACTGCACTTGGCAATCTTGCATCAGTAGGTGCAAAAGCCACACAAACAGCAGGTGGACTAGGGACACTTGCAGCAGAACTTAAGAAGTTTATGCAAGTTATGGCTACAGCACCACAAGTTTCACAAAATGTAATACAAATGACTCATGCACTTGCAAATCTGGCAGCACAAGGAAGTAGAACGGCAAGTGCAAGCAGAGGCATACAAAACAGTTTTTCCGGTATGGGCAACAGCGCTAAAAGTGCTAGAAAACATATATGGAGCCTTGCATCGGCAGTTGGAAAAATCTATGCAACATTTTGGGCAGCGCAAAGAGTTTTAAGTGGATTCAAAAAAGCCATAGACATTTCCTCTGACCTTACTGAGGTGCAGAATGTCGTTGTTAATACTTTTGGCCAATACACAGACAAATTAGAGCAGTTTTCAAAAACGTCGATAAAGACGTATGGAATGTCAGAATTGTCGGCAAAACAGACAGCTGGTAGATTTCAGGCTATGGGACTTGCTATGGGTGCGCCCGTTAAAGATATGTCTGATATGTCAATACAGCTTACTGCATTATCGGCAGACTTAGCCTCTTTCTACAATATCTCACAGGAAGAAAGTTCTCGTAAATTATGGTCAATCTTTACTGGCGAGACAGAGCCTATGCGAGCTTTTGGTATTGACCTTACAAACGCTACTCTGAAAGAGTATGCGATGAAAAAAGGTCTTGACGCCAACATATCTTCTATGACTCAGCTGGAAAAAACAATGCTGAGATATCAGTATGTCATGGATAACACCAAGAATGTACAGGGGGATTTTGCGCGTACTAGCCAGACATGGGCTAACCAGTTACGCATCTTACAGGAACAAATAAAGGCAGTTGCTGGCGTATGGGGTAATGCATTTGTCAATATGTTAAAACCGCTTGTACAGGCTCTTAATAAGGCTTTATCGGCGGTTTACACTTTTTCCGAAAAGGTAGTAAATGCCCTTGGCGCAATCTTTGGATGGAAACTAGAGATACAAAAGGGTGCTATATCTGATGATTTTGAAGGTGCTGCCGGTGCTGCTGATGATATGGCAAGCGGAACTAAAAAAGCCGCCAAAGCGGCCAAAGATTTAAAAACACATCTTCTTGGAATTGATGAGTTAAATGTTGTTGAACCGGATAAAGACACAGGCACAAACGGTGGTGGTGGTTCTGGTGGAGGCACTGGTGTAAGCGGTGCTGGTGGCAACAATGGACTTAAATACCAAATAAAAGAAACAGAGGGACTTTACAAGTCTAGCATCAAAAACCTTAACCAATTAGGCAAGTATATCAGTGATAGTTTGTCTAAGGCAATGGAATCTATTAAGTGGAATAGGGTATACAAAAAGGCAAAAAATTTTGGCAAAGGACTTGCCGACTTCTTGAATGGCCTCATTACTCCGAGATTGTTCTCTAATCTTGGTTCAGCAATTGCCGGCGCAATAAATACAGCGCTTAGTGCTGGGAATACTTTTGCGATCAATTTTGATTGGAAAAACTTGGGTAAATCGCTTATATCTTCAATAACTGGATTTCTCAATACCTGGGATGCTGGGCTTACAGGAGCAACATTGTCTAATTTTGCTATAGGCATATGTAAATATGTTGTTAGTGCTTTTGATACCGCAAATAAGGATAATCTCTGGCAAAAATTAGGGCAAAAAGTTGTTGATTTTATTTGCGGTATAAACTGGGGAAATCTTGTTTGGAATTTAGGCTCACTAATTGTCACTATGGCAAAAGAAATTCCTAAAATACCATTGCAAATTTATGAAGGTGTAGGCCAAGCAATAATTGATAAAGTATTTGGAGAAGGTGCATATAGCAAAATATCCAATTCAAAATTATTCAAGGGCATAAAAAAAGCACTTGAATATATTATTGCACCAATGAATTTAATTGTAGATATAATCAACAAGATCAAATCTGGTGCGGGCAAGTTGTCTCCATATACAGATAAGGTTGTAACAGTATTAAAACCCGCATTAAGCACAGTCTCAAATTTGTTAAGTACGGTTTATTCGGTTATTTCAAAAGTTGCCAATGCAATAGGTGAAAAAATTTCCCCGGCATTAAGTTCGATAAAAACCGTACTTTCGCCTATATTGTCTGTTGCATCAGCAATTAGTTCAGTTATTCGGCAATTAATTGGTAACTGGATTGTTAAAAAAATTGCGGATATAAGTGCAAAAGTCCAAATTGCATGGGATATTATTAAGTCTGTTTTAAATTCAATTACTGAAAAATTGAAAACACTTTGGGAATATCTCAAGAAAATTGCGGACAAATTAAGCAGTGTTGCAAAATTCGGAATGAAAACAAGCCCTATAGTTGGATTGTCAGGAATCATAAGCAACAAGTTCAATATTGATACGACCACCAACGGAAAGACTGATAAAGACTATAAAAAACTGAATAAATCAGTTCGCGGTGCTATATCGGCTTTTGATGGAAAAAATGTTGATTACAACGTAGACACGTCAGTAAATGATAATAAGACAGACAACGTAGCGACCATAAGAAATATAGGAAAATTATGGGCCGATACCTGGAAAGGCAAGAGTGCTAAGTACGATGCGCAAACCGCCACAAATGGACAAAATACATCAAGTAGCAGCATCTTATCCGGAATAGCTAATCGGTGGTCATCTGTATGGAAAGGCAAGAACGCCAAATATGATGCGCAAACCGCTATAAACGGTCAAAATGCAACTACAGGTGAAAAACTTTCTAGCATATCCAATATTTTCAGTCGGTACTGGAAAGATAAAACAGTTAAGTATAACGCAAATACCGCTGTTAATGGCAAGCCAACAACTAGCGGTAGTGCGGTTAAGTCAATTAATGATGCATTGCAAAAAAACTTTACTGGGAAAAGTGTACAGTACAATATTAAGACACAGACAGATGAGGACTTAAAAAAACTTGGTGAAAATGCCGCAAACAAAATTTTCATGGGTATGTCCCAAAAAGAAATAAAATTCAATGTTAAGCAAGCATCAGACCCACTTAAGCAAGCAATGTCTGGTACATTTAGTTTTATGCCGACTTACGCAACCGGTGGATTTCCGGAAGATGGTTGGTTCCGTGCAAACCAAGGTGAGATAATGGGTAAGTTTGACAACGGAAAGTCTGTCGTTGCAAACAACGAACAGATTACCGCCGGTATAGCAAGTGGAGTTAGGCAAGCAGTTGATGACGCACTTACGCCTTATCTCTCCCAAATTGCCCGGAATACAAGGGAAACAGCAGATAAAGATACATCTATCAATATTGATGGTCGAACCCTTGTCAGTGAAACGGATAGGCGTAGATCACGTAACGGTCATCAATTTACAACAGCATAGAGGTGATAATATGGCACAAGGATTATCAAGTTTTTTAAATGTCAACGGTGTGGACTTTCCATGTCCCGCTGTTGGCTTTACTTATACTATTACAACGACAGTTAATGCCGGCCGTAATGCAAACAATGTAACTATCGGTCAAAGGATTGGCAGAGACTTGTATAAACTGGACAATATGAAGTGGGTCGGCCTTGAACCAAAAATTTGGCAAGCAATGTTAAAAGCGGTTGAACCATTTTATATTCCAGTTACATTTGAAGATTATCGCACAGGTAAACCGATAACAATTATAATGTACCCAGGCGACAGAACAGCAGAACCATTGTTTGCAAGTCCAAAATCGCACATAGTAACTAAATATCGTAACTGTCAGTTCAACCTTATAGATACTGGTAGGTGATGTAATGCAAAATGTAAGCAAAAAATATAAGGAATCTATGAAGTCCCTTAACCGAAACAGAGGTTATATCAAAGCAACAATAGGCCTTGTAAATTCCCGAGCCCAAAACGAAATAAAACTAGACAAACAAACAAAAACAGTAGCATATTCTAATGACATTGCCCCTTTTGATGGCGAAGAAGTAACTAGAATATATGCTACAGCAGAACCTGGCATTGCTGTCCTCGATGGCAATGCTTTTTTCTTGCCTAGAATTGGCACTGATTACTATAACAACGGCATTGTAACTGCTGATATTATGGGAACAGTTACAATGGTGTTTGCAAATCCGCAGACTATTAAGGGCTTGACTGTCAATTTTGGGAAATGTTATCCGACTGAATTTGATGTTATTACTAACAATGGCACTACACGTTATCGTAACGCTGATGAAGTGTGGACAACGGAAGATGTTTTTACAGACATAACATTTATTACAATCGAACCAACTCAAATGCGTTACGGGCAGAATAGATTGAAAATATACTCATTTAAGTGTGGTCTTGCAAAAACATTTACCAACGAAGAGGTAATGGACTACAGTAGCAAAGAATATGTATCTCCAATAGCAGAAACCATACCATCAATGGATGTTATGATTAAAGTTGATAATCAAGATCAATATTACGACCCAGACAATCCAGACAGTGCAATACAGTATATGGGAATCGGTCAAGAGGTTAAAGTACAGTTTGGCTATGATGTAGACGGACAGGGCAATATTGAATGGTTACCGGAACAAACCACTTACTTATCCGCATGGTCGGCTAATAGTAGAGAAGCGACATTTAATGCTACAGATAGATTTACATTGTTAACCGGGCAATACTATAAAGGTCAGTATTATGCAAATGGGATTAGCTTGTACGATTTGGCACTGCTAGTATTGGCAGATGCAGGAATTACAGACAGTAGTAACTATTTTCTTGATAATTTTCTTAAAAATACTGTAACACACAATCCGTTACCAGTTGCTACGCACGCAGAGTGTTTGCAGATAATTGCCAATGCCGGCAGATGCACTTTGTCCATTGACAGGCAAAATAGGATTCATATACAATCCGCAATTACACCCACAAAAACAATATCATCAAATGGACAATTAGATTTTAGTGATATTGACAGCGTGTTACATGATGATAATGGAGCATTGACAGCTAAACAGTATGCAATGTTAAGGCTGACAGCAAGCAGGTATGATACATATAAATTAACAGCTTATGAGTATGCTACACAAGCAAAATTTAAACTTAAATAGTAGAGAGGTGATTTTTTGGCATCGCAAAATAAAACGGAGAATCTTGGATTATGCCAATTCGGTAATGATGATATTCCAGATTGGCGAACAGATTACACAGGAGACATGGACAAGATAGACAAAAGTATAAAAACAATATCAGATGAAGTTGCAGAAGTAAAAAAATCTGTCAGTGATAGAAATACCAAGATAGCCACAGCTATCACTGAAAAAGGAGTGGCTACAGAACCAACAGATTCGGCAGATGTGATGGCGGAGAATATTGGAAAGATACCGACAGGTACATCGAACTCTCAGATATTAAGCACAACAATGATATCCGGTGTGGTGCAGTGCCGAGTGACACACAAGATAGATAATACATTGGATTAAAGGAGGAAGTATATATATGTTGACAAATAATTTCGCCGGTCTTGTCAGCCTAAACTGTCAACCGGGTTCAGGCAATTATACTGTGTGTAAAACCACAGAAAATAAAACAGCTAGCGCAAGTTACTCTTGGTTTAGACAGCTGTTTGGTGCATCGTTGCTTTTAAAAAATGCGCCTAGCTCAGCCATAACCGGAGTTTATATAGTGTTAGGGACAGGCACAACACCAGCAACAGCGGCAGATATAAAGCTTGAAAATGTGACAGAAGACTATGAGATCGTCACACAAACTAAAGATATACCGCAGACATTTTCAAGTTCAATTATAACTATCACTAGAGTTATACGAAATACAGGTAATGCACCACTAACCATATCAGAAGTAGGGTTATATGCGAGTTATGCAAGTGCTTTCACGGGAGCAATGATGTTAGCACGTGAAGTTATCGAGCCGGTAACACTGCAACCAGGCGAAAAACATTCATTCACAATGGATTTGTGCGTAGAATAGGAGAAGATGCAGAGCATGAAAACAGCTTACGCAATGTGTAGTACCGGGTTTTCACGACTTGACAGCGGGAACCTTTGTTTTTTACCTAAAAACAAAATATATAAAGAAGTAGGATATGTGAGCAAGGAAATAGCAAACGGCATTGGCGAGTTTTCTGCAAATCCTACAATTATTCTCAATTTAGATATATCTTACAGTTGGTATGGATTTATAATTAATTTTAGAAATTGTAAACCTCTTGAATTTACTATAAAAACTTATGATAATGATACGCTTGTTGATGATGTTGTTATTACCGATGTAGATAGCCTTAACTGGACAGACTACAATCGTTATGGCTCTGCGAACAAAGTTGTTATAGAATTTACAAAAGTTGAGCCATACGCAAGAGTGTCAATAGACTATGTTGGAATTGGTGACGCAACAGACTATGAACTGTCCAAAGATGATATGTTTGATACACTAACTGTTACGATGGAAGATAAATTAAAGTCAATTACCGTTCAAAAACAATCATATAAACCCGGCACCGACAAAAAAGAACTTGTGTCCGAAAAAATTACTGCCAATTCAAACAACAATATTGTAAAAGTTGACTTTTCAGCACCTAGTCACGGTTATACCGCCATCACTGATGCAAGTAATGTGGCAGTTACAGTTGTAGAAAGTGGTGCATATTATTGCATTTTAAAATTTGATGGACTAACTGACAAAGATACAACACTTACGTACACAGTCAGTGGATATGAGTATGTTGTGGACACTAAAGGATTAACCCATAGATACAATAACAACGGAGCCAAAACAGTTAATTGGAGCAACCCACTTGTTGATAATACAGAAGTAGCTAGTTTGCTTGATGATTGGTTAGCGAATTATTACCTAGGTGCAGTTGATTATTCAATAAGTTGGCGTGGAGACCCTAGCGTAGATGCCGGGGATTTATTCAATCTGATTAAAACCAATAGTTCAACAGCAAAAATTAAGGCTTATCAAAATGAACTTACATTCAATGGTGCATGGAGTGGAAAACTTAGTGCCAGAAAGGTGGTGGAATAGTTGTGGAATGAACCAAAAACGGACTGGAAAAGCGGTGACGCAGTTATATGGACGGATTACAACCGAATAAAAAATAACATAGAATATTTAAAACAAAGAGCTGAAGATTTGTGTGGACCAGTTACAGGTTATCAAACCATGGGTATTGATAAGATGTATACAGATTTTTATTACGCAGACGAATTTAACGCATTTGAAAACAACATTGCACGGATTAACAGCGTAGTATATCCACAAGACATAGGTGCCAAACAGATGTTTTATGACAATGGAGCGTTTATTAGCTCAGCAGAGATAAACAGACTGGAAACAGCTTGTCAACTTATTAAAGATGCTTTAGACAGTATTAAGCCTAGACGTATACCATTTAAACTAGGTGCATACAAAGATATAAGAATATAAGGAGATGAATAAGATGGCTTTGAAAACAAATTATAAAGAGGATGTACTTGCTGCATCTAACACAAAACGTAAGTACAATATGATTACTAATGATGATGGAACGGTTAGCTTTGAAGATGTGACTGAATACCAGCAAACAGGTGATAACTTTGGTGCAGGCGATGTCAACCAAATATGTGAAGCTGTCAACTTAGCAAGCTCCACTCTGGATAAACTAAATTCTAATTTTCAAATTGTGGGTCAAGGATATGTCACGTTTGTTTTTCCAGCAGGGGACGACAAGAAGGGACAATATCAAGAAGTAACACAAAACATTCTTGTGCCAGCAGGGACTGATGAATTTATTCCAATTATATCATATCTTGGAATTTCTACTGAATCTTCTGTGCCAGCAATGCAGTTAGTAGGGCCAAGTTACGATGCATTTGATGCATCAAAATCGGCGCAAAAAGTTCCGTTAAAATTTGCTGCAAATACAGACGGCTCTCCGTGGACAATACGTGTATTTTGGCTTGCAATCAGAGAAATTATTTTATAAAACAAAGCGGAGATTGTGATTATTCACTTTCTCCGCTTGTTTTTGTTTCATCCCATTCGTCAAGACTCACATATTCTCCACTTGTCTCTCCATCAATATTGAGATAGACAACATCATATATAAAATTGTCAGTATCATATACTAACATTTCTACAGTAAAATCACTTTTAACCTCAGCTCCAAATGAATTTGTGCTATATACATAACTTTGCACCACAACAAGGTGTCCTTTTCGTTCCATGGCAATATCACCCTGACCAAAAACAGAAGATGGAAAATCTGCCGACTTAGGATTTTTCAAGCAACTTTCAACAGTTTCTTTTGCCATATCCCAGTAAGATTGAAATTGCAAATCAGATATATCCGTTGCATTAACCTCTTCAGTAGTAGCCTCTGTTTCTTCCTCAGTTGCTTCTTCCGTGGTTGGCGTCTCAGTTGTCTCTTCAGTTGTGGTTTTTTCAGTAGTAACCATTTCCGTAGTATTATAAGCAACTTTTTTATGCTCCGATTTAGGTTGGTTCACACAACCTATTCCAAGTAATATTCCGCCAACAATCATAGAACCAAAGATGCCTATTATAAATGGCATAGCTTTTTTATTTTTACATAATAATATTATAGTCAATGCTACACATATGCCAGCCCCTAAAAACATTATTATTGCTCCAAACACAATTAAAAAGTTACTCATTTGTATTCACCTCTCCCATGTGGTATATATTACAGTCATAGTACCATGTATTTCCCCGAATTACCATATATTATGACAAAAAATTTGACTTCTATTTTAATTTATTTGCACATATAATATAAGTATACAAATGATATCAAATTTGTATGGGAGGGGTAAAAATATGGGAAATAACATGATTTCAAAAGAAAAAGGAGAACTTGTAAAGGAAATTGACCAACTCCTACAAGTTCTCCCCCAAAAGGAATGTCAAAGAGTCTATGAAATACTAAATCAATTATACTTCACTTAGCTCTGACATTGTATAAGGTTATTAATTAGATCAAGTACAGCTTTCTTATGACCATCTGTAAGCAAGTTGTACTTTTTCATTACTTCCATGCTTTCATCGTTTCTCTTGTCAACCTTATCCCAACCAACAACATCTTCTGGTGGAATATTTAAGGCTTCTGCAAACTTCATCAACATGCTTACATCAAGTGTTTTTATTGCACCTGTTTCATATTTCTGGATAGTAGCCTCGGTGAGACCAACCTTTCCAGCAAGTTCCCTCATACTCATTCCTTTTGCTAACCTATAATTGCGGATGTTGTTACCAACCCTTAATCCGAACTGGCTAGCCATGGTAATTACCTCCTTTCTTATTTGATACTATAATACTATCACAATATGAAAGAAAGGAGGGCACAATATAAACTTACCAAAGCTCAAAGGCGTTATAAGGGAGAAAGGAAAGAATTATGCTCAGTGTGCAAGTGCTATTGATAAGAGCATTGCCACATTTAATTCAAAAATGAATGGCAAAACTGATTTTTCTATCGCTGAGCTTGAAGATCTTGGGAATTTTCTCGGCATGACTGATTTTTATTTATAAACAAATCCGCAATCATTGCAATGCCATGTAGTAACAAATCTACCCGGATTAGCTTTTCTAACGACCTTTTCTTTTTTATTTACAAGTGTAAACGGTCTAAATGGGTTCAAATTAACTGTGTACCTTGTTTTCGTCTTTTGATCGCGCGCTCCCATCACTTCACCGCCAACAGAATCAACGTGAATACTTAAGCATCTAGGACAATACGCAATCCCGTTTTGTCTATAGTACGTTATTTGTTTGTTTCGTTGAGCAATTAATTGTTGCTGTTGTTGTTTTTGCTGGGCTGGTGTTAATGGCGGTGGTGGAGGTGGCGCTTGTTGAGGAACAGGTCTTGGAGCGTACATACTTAGTCCGCAATTACAACAAAATCGCCATGATACATCATTTATTTTGCCACATCTCGGGCAGATTCGAGTATTTGCCATTTTATTATCCCTCCCATAATTATATATTCCCATCCTATCACGGCGTATAAGAAAATGCAATTACCCAATTTATTATATTCTTGATGGAATAAACAGATTTGTATTTGCATATATTATAAAGTACAAATGATAGCATAATTTGTATAGGGGGTATAGGTTGTGGAGGAAAAAAAGAAAGAAATAACAGATGCAGTACAAAAGATAGCAGACGAACGCATAATTAACATACTATATGCTTATGTTATGAATCTCATTAAGTAAAACAAACCCCAAGAAGTACCATTGGTACTTCTTGGGGCGTTTTTTATTTCTTTGAAATTGAATCAATCAATTTTTCAAGGCTATCCCAACCATTTTCATCAAGGTTAGCAAGAGCAACAATCAATCTTTTTTTGAAAGACTCATCATCTGCTTTGGTGATCTCGGCAAGCATTTCTCCGAGCTGTTCTTCCTTGCTCTTCTGTATGAACATTTCTCCTTCGCCAGTTCTCAGCCATTCTTCGTTGACATCATATTCTTTACATATAATTTTGATTGTCTGTTCTGATGGGGAATTTTCACCACTTTCCATTTTACAAATAGCTGATCTTGAAACTGAAATACTTTGAGCAAAGTCCGTTTGATTTTTACCAACTTTGATTCTCACTGCCTTAATTCGTTCTTTCATATTGTACCTCCTTTCATTTAATAGATTACCACATAATGTACATTAAGTCAACAAATATGTTGACAGTGGTGATTTAATGTGCTATCATGTGTACATCAGATGAACAAAGGAGGTGAAAACATGAGCGAAAAGGAAAAGCAGATAGTTGAAAAACTCAAAGAGACTTTACCGAGCATGTCAGAGTTTGACAAAGGCTACTTACTAGGCAAGGCAGAGACACTGGCAGACGCGGCGGAGAGCAGCCCAAAGGAAAAGGAGTAGCTAGAGAAATTTACACTATAAGGAAAGGAGAAGTATGAACGAAATACAGTTATTTACAGATGGCGAATTTAATATGAGAACCGCCGTTGTAGATGGAGAGCCGTTATTTTGCTTGGTAGATGTTTGTAAGGTGCTGGACATTCAGAACCCATCAAAGGTCGCTCAGCGATTAGATGATGATGAACGCACTAAATTAGAGTTAGGGCGTCAGGGTGAAACGAACTTCATAACTGAGAGTGGCTTATATGCGGTTATCTTGCGAAGTGACAAGCCAAACGCAAAGAGTTTTCGCAGATGGGTAACATCTGAGGTACTTCCATCTATCCGCAAAACAGGTGGCTACAATAAGCCACTTACAACGCTGGAGCAGATTCAGTTACTTGCCCAGGGCAACACAGAGCTTGCAGAGAGAGTGGACAGGGTTGAGGACAAGATAGGTAGTCTTGAAAACGATATGCCCTTATACGGCTGTGAGATAGATGAGGTTCAAAAACTTGTCAAGCGCAAAGTGGTATCAATCTTAGGTGGTAAAGATAGCGAGGCATACGCCGACAGGAGCATAAGGAGCCAGACATTTAGAGATATGTATGGTCAGCTTAAGCGTGAATTTGGCTGTGTTTCTACTTATAAGAGTATCAAGCGTAGGTACATAGATGATGTTCAGAACTTTATCAGTAGCTATTCAGCACCCACGGCACTTGCCGAACAGATAAACAATGCTAATTCTCAGATGAATATAGGGCAGTATTGTGATGCCAGGAGGTGATTGCGTGGGAAGAAATTTAGACACGATTATAATTCGTGTCTTGTGCACACTGATGGCCATTATGTTTTATGTAGCCATCATATTCGTACCTGTAGGGGTGGAACTATTTAACATTTCTTTACCCATTTGGGTAAAGATATTGATTATTTTGGCATTTGCAGGACTGGTTCTTACAATGCTGGTAGTTGAACAAAAGATGGAAACTATAGAGGAGGAAAGGAATGAGAGAAAAAAATATTAGTGATTGGTCAAACAATAATGCGGTGATCGCTGGATGTGTTGTTGATACACCTATATATGAGTTCTCAGTAGGTAATAAGTCGTATTATCGCGTGATTATAAGTGCAAGGCGACTGAGTGGAACAGAGGATTTAGTGCCTTGTTATATTGAAGATAGTAAGGTCTCATATATCAGCAAATTTGATTATGTAGAGGTAGTCGGGCATATCCGCACTAAGCATGTTGTCGATTCAACAGGTGTAAATCACACAAAAGTATATATAGAGGTACATGAGGTCAATCCTTATACATGCGATAAGAACAAAGTCGATTTTATTGCCCATAAGTTTGCCGATGTAGAGATCAGGGCAACACCTAGAGGATATAGGGTTTGTGACACTAGAGTAATCAATAATCTTCCTAATAGGATTGGAAATCTGATTCCTATTCTTTTGTGGAGTAACAATGCTGAACTATTTGCAAGAGTGCCGCTTAATTCTATTGTCGGCATAACTGGTAGATTTCAGTCAAGGGAATACAACAAATTTTATGAGGATGGCACCGAAGAGAAAAAGACAGCTTATGAGATATCTGTCTCAAGATTTGAAGTGCTTGAAGAAAGAAAGGAGAAAAAAGATGGAAATTAGTTGCGAAGGGACATGTAATAACAGCAGCGCAGACAGTGTGACTATTCCTCGTGATAGATATGAGGAATTAATAGATATGGAGACGAGAGCCGATGTGCTCATAAGTGTAGCAAGAAGAGAAAAGTATATAGATCTGGACGTGGTACTTATTATACTTGGTGAATTGCCACTGGAGGTAGATAAAAAATGAGAATCAGTTTGAAAAAGTTAATTTTAGAAAACTTTATGTGCTATGCACATAAGGAAATTATTTTTGGGGATAACACTAAGATTGCTGCTTCCAACGGCAAAGGGAAATCCTCAATAACTAACGCTTATATGTGGCTGTTGTTCAACTGTGATTATCAGCTTTCTGATAATCCACCTATTCGCCGTATGATTGATGGCAAAACTGTGGATGACACAGACGTATCGGTCACAGCTGTGTTTGACGTTGATGGCAAGGAAGTCGTCATGCGTAAGTCTCAGAAGAGGAAATATAGTAAAGATGGCAGCAGTTACAAGGATGATAATTCTTATTCAATCAACGATGTGCCTAAGACATTAAGAGATTTTAATGCATATCTTGACGCTGATATGTCTATTCTCAAGATGTGTAGTAACATCAATGCATTTTTGGCAAAGAAACCAGCAGAAATGCGAGATTTTCTGTTTGCGCTTGTAGATGGCGTATCAGATGTTGACGTTGCAAAAAGCAAAGTTGAACTTACTGAACTTGTTCCGCTTCTTGAAAAGTATACGGCAGACGAACTTTCAGCAATGAATAAAGCTACAAAGTCCAAAGCTGCAAAGGAGTTACCAGTTCTTGACGGACAGATAACAGAAAAGGAAAGAGATATACAGATCAAACAGTCAGTAGATATATCCGCCTTGGAATTGCAGAAAAATGCAATTAAAGAAAAACTGAACAAGGTCACAGAAGATCAGCTGGACATGGATAAGGTAGCTGCTGAACATGATGAGATCGCAGACAAAATTTTAAAATTAAAGTTTGAAATATCTGCGATGCAGAACAAAGCAAATGAAAATCTTGATTGCAAGAGAGCAGCACTTAGAAGTGCGATAGATGATTGCAAGACTACTCAGATGAATGTAATTCAGGGGATTTCTGATAACGACCGGGATATTGACCAGTCAATAAGAGCTTTGAGTATTTGGAAATCAAAGAAAGAAAAATTAGTGGCTGAATGGAAATCCGTTAATGCTGAGAAATTTAACGAACTTACTACTATATGTCCGACTTGCCATAGAGAATTTCCAGCAGAAGATATCGAAAGACTTAAGAGTGATTTTGCACAGAATCAAGTCGAGCGACTGGCAGCAGTTGAGGCTGATGGCAAGGCCGTAGCTCAGAAGATCAAGGAGATTGAGGAGCGTATAGAAAAACTTAAAAAATGCGATGAACTCAATCGAAAGACTGTTGCTGATACAGGAACAAAGCTTACCAAGCTTGAAGAAGAATATAACGCACTTCCATTATGCGTTGACATATCAGGTGATGATGAGTATATCGGCGTGATGGCGCAGATAGAAGCACTTGAAATCAATATGGCTGGTATGGAGACAACAGCCACAAGGACAAGATTAAAATCCGAAGAGACCGCACTCAGGCAGGAGTTAGCTGAGTGCGAAGCCAAGATCGCTAAGTCTGATACAGAAGCTGACGAAACAAGGCTTGAAGAGTTGCTGGCTAATAAGCGCAATCTTGGACAGGCTCAAACGGATGCACAGAAGATTCTTGATTTGTTAGATGATCTTGATAAGGCTAAAAATGAAGTTCTCACAAACGAAATAAACAAATATTTTAATTTGGTAAAATGGCAGCTATTTGAATTTGGTAAGAACGGCGGATATAAGTCAACATGTATTCCTACTATAGATGGCAAGAGTATTCTTACCACGATGAGTAACAAAGGAAATAGGATTCTTGGTAGGATTGATATTTGCAACAGTATTCAACAGATCAGTAAAGTCGCTTGTCCTATATGGCTTGATGATGCAGAGAGTCTTGATTCTGCAAATCAGCAGAATGCTGTAGATATGGTAGATGGTCAGATAATAATGCTGGCAGTAAACGACAACGAGGAATTGGAGGTAATGTGATGAGTAAGGCATTAGAAGTAGCAAGAGAGCTTGTAAGGCAGCTTGAAGAAGCAGAAAGAAAGAACAAGGTAGAATTATCAACCTTAGCACCTGGAGATGTGTTTGAGATTGGAAAGAATGACTTTATTGTGCTTGAACAGATAGGGGCTGAGACCAAAATTATTTCTAAGAACTTTATGGCCGAAGACATAGTTTATGCTGAGGATTCAAGAGATTACAACGAGTCCAACCTTAAGAAAGTGATTGAGGATGAGATTCAGCCGATAATTGAGTCGGAGGTTGGAGAAAACAATCTTGTTGAACATACTGTTGAGTTAACATCAGTTGATATGCAGCATGAATTTGATGATTGTAAATGCAAGGTAAGACCTATCACTTTTGATGAGGCTAGGAAGTACAACAACTTACTTTCTAACAAGGACTTGGACGATTGGTGGTGGACATGCACTCCTTGGAGCACTAAGGAAAGAGGTTGGAGTTATAGCATGGCCGTTGTTTCGTCCGCTGGCAATGTCAGCGACAACTGCTGTAACGACGGCATCGGTGTTCGCCCGGTTTGTATCTTAAAATCTAATATCTTTGTATCAAAGAAAGGAGAGTAATTATGGCAACATTAACAATGAGAGGGTTGCAGGAACAGATTAATGATCTCAGAAATGAGATTGCAGTGCTAAAAGCGACATCAAAAACGGCTAACTTTTTGGAGGGACTTGGCATCGGAGATACATTTGAACTTGTAGATACAACGTGGAAGATTCTTGATATCACAAGTGCTGGATATATTTGTCTGGCTGACAGCATTGAAGAGAGACAGTTTGACTCAGATTCTAGCAATTGGGAAAACAGCAATCTTCGTGACTATCTTAATGAGGAGTTTCTTGAGAAGATTGCCGCAGAAATAGGATTGGAAAATATAGTTCCATTTGAGAGAAATCTTTTATCTCTTGACGGTCAGACAGAATATGGCAAGTGCGAGGATAAGGTTTCTCTTCTTACTGTTGACGAATACAGAAAGTATAGAAGCCTCATACCAAACACCAAAGATTATTGGTGGTGGCTTGTCAGCCCTTGGAGTACACCATGCAACGATTACAAAAGAACTGTAGCCGTTGTTTCGTCCGGTGGCAATGTCAGCAACGGCAACTGTGACTACTACCTCGGTGTTCGCCCAGTTTGTATCTTCTCTTCTTCAATCTTTGAATCAGGAGATTAAGTGATATGGCAGAGAAAGAGTTTGGAGTGATTTTACAGGCAAAGAATTTGGCTGAACACACTTTTCGTATAACTTCAAATTGCAATAGATACCCAAAGAAATACAGATTTTCGCTTGTTGACAAAATGCAGAATAAAGCATTGAAAATATACGAATATTTGTATGAAGCAAATAGGACGAATTTGGAAACTTGCCTTGAAGAAAGATCAGAACTGCAGACAAAGGCTATAACACAATGTGATGAACTTTTATTTTACATTGAATTATCAATGAAATTAAACATTATCAATGTGAAAAGCATGGAATACTGGTCGAAAATGGTAGCCGATGTTAAGCATATGGCAATTGCTTGGAGAACAGGCGACAAGAAAAGATTGGCAAGTAATGATAGTAAATAAAAATATAGGTTACACACTGTATAAACCGTTGTTTCGTCCGCTGGCAATATCAACAACAACAACTGTAACAACAACAACGGTGTTCGCCCATTCTGTATCACACAGACAGTAAGAGTAGGCATTAAGCCGAAATCAGATAAAGATACAAAAAGGTGTGTGACCTTTCCCAAAAGGATAAATACAAAGGAATTTTTACTATGGATAAAGATGTTATATGTGATTATGGAAACCTGTATAAAGCATATAAAAAAGCTAAAAGTGGTAAAAAACATAATTCAAGCACTGCAAAATTTGAAGCAATGAGTCTTGAAGGGCTTCATATGTTGAAAGAACAACTTGAAAATCAGACATATCGGGTGAATCCGTATAACGAGTTTAAGGTCTATGAACCTAAAGAAAGAGTGATTAAGTCGTGTTCGTTCAAAGATAAGGTAGTTCAGCATTGCTTATGTGACAATATTTTGCTTCCAAGGTTGAAGTATGAATTTATAAAAACAAACTACGCAGGGCAACTCGGCAAAGGAACCCACTTTGGCATGGATTGTTTGAAAGAACACATGCTTGAATTTTATAATCAGCACGGTCTTGACGGTTGGATTTTGAAGTGTGATATTAAAAAATTTTTCTATCAGATAGATCATGAAGTGTTGAAAGATATAGTCGATTACTATTTTGATGACGAATACACAAAATGGTTGAATCATCTATACATTGACAGCACCACTGGTTTAGGACTGCCACTTGGCAATCAGGTAGCACAAGTATATGCGTTGCTTATGCTAAATGGGTTAGATCATTTTATAACCGGTGAGCTGGGAATTGAATTGTATGGTAGATACATGGATGATTTTTATCTGATTGCACCAAGCAAAGAATACTTGAAACATTGCCTGGATTGCATAAATCAATTTGTAGCAAGCCTGGGATTATTACTTAATGGCAAGACACAAATAACTCCGTTTAAAAACGGAATTTTATTTACAGGTTTCCATCACTATGTAACGAAAGATGGAAAGTATATACGGAAATTGAATGGTAAAAGTAAGCGAAAGATTTATAAAAAGCTAAAAATTTGGACGAAACTTGTTAATGATGGCAAGATGACAGAGAAAAAGTTTTATGAAAAATATGGTGCTTTGAAAAATCACATGTTGCATGGCAATTGCGTAAAATTGTGTCATTCAATGGATGTATATGTAGAGCAATTGTTAAATAAATCAAACAAAATAAGGAGAAATAAATATGGTTAAGTGCGACAAAGGGTTTGTTGAAATCAATGGTTCCAAGAATGAAGTTACAGCTGAGACAGCAGTATTACTTAAAACTTTACGTGAGCATATAAGCGAGGATGAGTTTGAAGAGGTTATTAAAAACTCAAAAAAGACTTATGATGAGATTGAGGCAGAAGTCAGGGAAGTCAAGAAAAAAATTATTGCAGAAATTTTAAAAGAAGTACTACATGAGGAGGATAAATAAATGGAAAATAGTACGACAATTGCAGAAAAAAAAGCATTTACTACTTCATTAAGTGAATGGAGCAATGCAATAACAGGGCTTATTATTGATGATTACAAAACTGTTGGCATGGATATGGACGATTATGCCAAAGAGTGCGCCATGGAAGCCATGACAAGCATATTCAACCTTGTCAAGAACGACCCTAAGATTAACATGGGCAACCTTGATACAAGCAATTTGAGAGGAATTGTGAAGCGATGTGCAAGTCTCAAATTAAATGCAAGCGCATATCCAAGGGAGTGTTACTTCCAGCTACGAAATGTAAAGGTAGGAACCGATCCACAGACAGGCAAGGATATATGGCAGAAACAGGTTGAGATGGGAATCGAGGGTAGTGGTTACGACTCCTTACTTGCCAACTATGGAAAAGACGTTGAACAGGTCTACCCGTACTGGGTAATCAAAGAGGGCGATGAATATATTCCACCAAAGCATAAAGGGTTGTCGATTACAGAGCCTGAATGGGTAGAAAAGGGACTATCAAGTAAAGCAGTAAGAGTCGTATATCCTGTCAAACTGTTGGACGGAACAGTGACATACCTTTCTGCAGACAGGGATAGTGTTAAGGTTAATTTGCTTGCACATGTTAAGCAAAATATGATGAATAGCACATTTGGGATTTGTGCCGACAGATATAAGGCTACAGAAAAACAAAAGTCAGAGATTAAGGCAAAAAAAGATGAAGTGCTTAATGCCTTAAGAACTTGTAAAACCGTAGATGAAATGTTGGAATGCGAGCTTGCGAGACCGTTTATCAGTGGCGCTTGGCTTGATACGCCGGAAAGCATGATTCAAAGAAAAATGTGCAACAATGCAATAAGAAAGTATCCAAAGAATTATGATCCGATGGCAAGGCAGGCACAGATTGAAATGGACGAGGTATATCAAGTTGCGCAAGCTGAGATTGCTGAGAATGCCAATTCACAGGAATTTGCTGAGGACGAAGAAGTACCAGAGTTTGCAAAGTAAGAAAGGAGTTTTTTATGAAGGCAAAGTGTGAAATATATTTGGATAAAATGCCTGGCAGCTGCCGGGAGTGCAAGGCATGGTATATTGGACCATGTTCTCTAGATTTTAAATGTAAACTTATGGAATTAAAACAGATCAAATGCGCAGATGTGTCTTTTGAATTTAGAGATGGCAAAAGACATGAAAAATGTCCATTAGAAAAAATCGAGGTATAGGAATGAATCTTAAATGTATATCCAGTGGTAGCGTTGGCAACTGCTATTTACTCACAAATGCAAGTAATCAAACGCTTATCCTTGATTGTGGAGTGTCAATTAAAGATATACGGAGAGGTCTTAATTACAACATTAAAGATGTCGCTGGTGCCATTGTAAGTCATGCTCATGGAGACCACATCAGGGCAGCAGTTGATTTGAAAAAACTGGGTATACCAGTGTGGAAACCATTTGAATCTGTTAGTAAGGCTGTAAAAATGGGAGAGTTTACAATTCGTTGTTTTTCTCTCCCACACAACGGCACTCCCAATTACGGGTTTTTGATCAAGGTTGATGGGCAAAAAATGTTGTACATGACGGATTTTGAGTATTGCCCAATGACATTTAAAAAGCAAAATATCGACCATATGTTAATCGAATGTAATTACATCAAAGATATGGTCGATACTGATGCTCCGAATTACACTCATAAGATACTTGGTCACTGTGAATTAGCTACTTGTAAGGAATTTGTTAAAGTGAATGCTACAGATAGCCTACAGAACGTCATATTGTGCCATTTGGGGATTGATACAAGCAATGCCGACAGAATGGTTACTGAGATATGTAAAGTGGCTAAAAATGCAAATGTGGGCGTTGCAAGAGTCGGAGCAGAATGGCAGTTGAGAGCAAAGGATGAATGCCCATTTTAAGCAGAAAGGAGTACAAAAGATATGGCGAAAGCAAATGAAAAAGTACATGAATATAGAATGTCCGGTGCAGCTTGGTTGTTAGAGATTATTAAGCGTGAGGGCATAGAGGAAGCAGAAAAGGAACTGGCCAAACGTAGAGCATATTTCGTTCCACTTGAAATTCCGACGTCAAAGATGCGTGAATTTGAGCAGAAAGTTAAATGGAACACGATAGATACAGTGGTCTTATTATCATGTGCAACATTGCACGATGAATTTGGATTTGGTCATGATAGATTATGTAGGTTTATTGAGCGCTTTATGCTTAAAACTTCTTGCCTTGCTGACGAAGATGTGAAGTGGCAGGACTATATAGATACATTACAGGAAGAGGTTGGAATAACATTTACAATTAGAGAGAATGGAGAGAAATAATATGAATAAAGTAATTATGATGGGTAGGCTTACCCGTGATCCAGAAATCAGATATTCACAGAATGGCGATCAGATGTGTATAGCTAGATATACATTGGCTGTAGATCGTAAATTTAAGAAACAGGGCGATGGGCAGACAGCGGATTTTATCAACTGCATTGCATTTGGCAAGAGCGCTGAGTTTACAGAGAAGTACCTTAAACAGGGCACTAAGATTGCCATAACAGGCAGAATCCAGACTGGTAGCTATACAAACAAGGATGGCAATAAAGTCTATACGACTGATGTTGTTGTTGAGGAACAGGAATTTTGCGAGAGTAAGAATGCGAATAACAGCAATAGTCAGCAGTCCAATACAGCAAATGCAAGTAATCAGCCAAGCTCTGGCAACGACTTTATGAGCATACCAGAGGGCATAGAGGACGATTTACCATTTAAGTAGGAGTGATAGCAAATGAGTGGAATTAAAGGCTATACAGCGGAAGAAGTCGCACGAGATGCAAAGCAAGAACTTATTAGCGATTATGAACTTTGCAAGTGTAATTTAGCTCAAATCAGACAGCACGAAAAGGAAATTGCAGATATAAGACTTGATTATAATTCAAAGATAGCAAAGTACAGGAAGGAAAGCGTAAACAGAGTTCTTGACTTCATAAGAAGCGAATATAGGGCAGGCAGAATTTGCGACCTTGAAACGCTATTGTGTCACTGTCAAAACAAGCTCAATGGAAATATTGATGGAACAGAATTAGACCTTGATGAGCATTTAAGAGGAGTCCCTTTTGAGAAAGTGGGTGAAAACGAATGAGCGCAAGAAAAGGAATGAATTTAAAACAGGTAAAGAATCAACTTGAATTGCTTGAAGGTATACTTGAGAAGGATGCTACAGCAAGGCATAAAAACATATCAAGCAGGTATGCATTAAGAATCGCTCAAGCGTGCGTTAATAAGCAGATATGGAGAAAACCGCTATTTATAAAAGAGGACAACGGCGAATGGTATTCTTGCCCACAATGTGGAGGCAATTTGTGTAATGTGCTTGTGTATTACTGCCCGGTATGTGGGCAGAAAATTGAACGGTCGGAGGAGGAGAATGATGGATAAGCTAACGATTGATGAGATAATAGGACATTGTGAAAGAAAAACGGAACAATATGAACGATTGTTCGGGAAAGAGCGTCTTGAAACAACGCCGCTGATTAGTTCGACAATAAAGGAATATTGGGAACATAGACAGGTTGCTGAATATTTAAGAAAGCTCAAAGAATATCAGCAGTTAGAGGAACAGGGCAGACTTATAAAGCTACATTACAAAGATGTGTATTTCATTGTTGATATAAACAATCCTAGGTATGCAGCGGTTATGAAAAGACCTATAAGGGAGCTTGCAATATATGAAATTGAAAGTATCGACAAAAAAACTGCAAGTATTTTTCCACAGAAGAAAAAGCCGAGGCAAAACTGAAAGAATTGGGAGGTAGAGAATGACAAAATTTGACAAGGACACAAACTGTCATACTTGCAAATATGGATATTTTGAGGATGTATCTGATGAGGGGTATCACAACTTGTGTGGAAAGAGAAATTGTTATCTGTGTGCTAAAATTTACGGCAAGTGTGCTGATTATAAAAGGGGCACACCGCCAGAGGGAAAGGAAGGATTAGACCCATGGAAATGACAGAGGATGTGGAGAAAATGAGTGATAAGCAGAGCAATGCCGACAGGATAAGGAATATGTCGGATGAAGAGTTGGCGGAGTTTTTGGCGTATAACGCATACTGTGAAGAGTGCTATGTGAAAAAGGATGATTCTTGTTGCTACCCAGACGGAACCTGCAAACAAAAACATCTTGAATGGCTTAAATCAAAAGCAGAATAGGAGAAAAATATGGAAAAAATCACAGATAATATGAAATATATAGTATCAGAAGGCGATGTGGTGACAATACATGATGCAAGCTGGGATTATTCTAAACGAATTGGAGAACCTTTTGAAGCTATCGTGCTGTGGGGCGGTATTCATGGACAGCCACTTGTCACTAAAATGGGAGAATACAGACCATTTTGGAGCACATATGCATCCATTGTAAAAATAGACGGACACATCAATTTAGATAGGATATTTGGTACTAATAGGAAAGAATAGGAGAGAATATGGAAGATAGATATTTGTACAAAGCAAAGAGAGCCGATAATGGAGAATGGGTAGTGTGGAACGCATTAACCGGATTCCCACACGGTACAAGAATAATACAGGACACCATCTGTCAATGCACCGGCTTAAAAGATAGGAACGGCAAGCTGATTTGGGAGGGTGATATTGTAAAAGACTTATTTAGTGATGCTTGTGCACAAATCAAATACGGCAGTTATCAGAGTTGCTTTGATAGCACCAAAACTGAACATGTTGGATTTTATGTAGACTGGTCAGGCAAGTGTACTAAAAGATACAGAAAAGATTTAGGTTATTGGATAAATATGGTTAATGCAGAGGTTATCGGCAATATTTTTGATGATCCAGAATTGATAAAGGAGATTTGAGCAAATGGTTAAAAGAAAACTGTATAAATGGATGTTCAAAAAGATATACTTTAGAATTTGCAATATCGAACAGGGATTTTTCATGGCAGGATACATGGACAGATCAAACGACTGTATCAGATTGGAGAATCTGCTAAATAAATACAAAGAATATATTATTTATTAAAACCAAAGAAAGTGAGGAATAATATGCCAGAAATAGTTATAAAATGCTGTCCGTTTTGCGGAAAACCGCCAAAATTAACGCATAAAATCTTTATATACGAGGGGCATAGAGGAATGACACCGCCTCATAAATTAGAGATAGCGTGGAAGGCCAAATGTTATAATTGTGGAACAAGCAAGGAGTCAATAGGTCGCTCATATTATGATATTGATGAGCTTGGAGAACTTAAGCTTGTCCCTCAAAGCTATAGTGTTAAGGACATGGAACAAATCGCAGATAAGAGGCTTGAGGTAATAGAGATGTGGAATAGGAGATATTAACGAGGAGGTAGGAGAATGACAGAGCGTGATGCAATAGAAAAGCTGAAAAATATGCGATTGTTTATGCAACTTGAGGACGAAAAGAACGAGAGCAAATTTGTAGAGGAGGACTACAAAGCTAATGAAGTGGCAATACGGGCACTTGACAAGCAAACCCCGAAAAAGATAGTCACAAGGGAGCGCACAGAAAGTTTTATTGAGTATGTCTGCCCTGAATGTAAGAATGTGATAATGACTGAAATAATTAGGAATGGGTATTTTGGCGTATGTACTGCATATTGTAGTGAATGTGGGCAGAGGCTGGATTGGAGCAATATTGAAAATGGAGAAGAAACGGATGAGACTGATTGACGCAAATAATGTTATTGATGACATAAAGTGGGAAATGGGCGAAACTTATGACGATGACGTTTGTGCAGGGATGAAAAGCGTTATTGATATAATAAATAAGCGCAGGACTGCCTATGATGTGGATAAGGTTGTGGAAGAATTGGATGAAATAATATGTCCAAAACGTCTTTATTTTTGCAGAGTGTCAAAAGGTGAATGCAACAAGTCTGATGATGTTGGTTGTATAGATTGTGCGATTCAAAAGGCAATTGAGATAGTAAAGAGAGGTGGAGTGGATGAATAAAATTCCTAAAGATATAGTTGATAAGATTGAACTTAGAAATAGGCTTAATGAAGAGATAAGAGAATGGATGGAAGACCATCTTGATCTTGACGGCATGGATGCTGATGGTGCCAATATAGCTGATTATTACACTGGAAACGAGCAAGGAACAGAAGAGTGTAAGGAATGGTGTGATCAGACTTGCCTAGACGAAGATTGGTATATGGGGGATTATTATTGGGAAACTGAATGTACAGGAAAATATCTGCACATGAGGTTTGAATCTTGAATAAAGGAGAGTGATACATAATGGTCAAATGGAATATAGACACAGTTCCCAAATGTGAAAAGGGAACTACTTCAGATGAGGTTCTTGTAACGATAGAAAAAGCCTCAATAATAACAGGTGAAATATATAGTCGAGTTGTTAAGGCGGTATATATCCCACATCACAATTGTTCGTTGGAAGATTTAGAATGGAACGTGGATGATGATATCTTAGATGGGTGGGAGTATACAGAAGACGGTATTTCTTGGTGGATCCCACAGGGCTGGTATGAAGTGCATGATTATTGTGATAATTACGAATACTCAAAGATTACAGACAAGGTAGTAGCCTGGAGAAAGTTGCCAAAACCTTATGAATCAAGGGAGGAGGGTGTATAGAATGGCATACGCAAGCAAATGCGATAGATGCGGCGCGTTCTACGACCTGCCGTTTGAACACGGAGCAGCAATAAGGGCAAGTATGTTTGATATGTTCGAAGATGTGACGGGATCAAGAGATTTATGCCCGGACTGCATGAAGAAGCTCCGAAGCTTTCTTGATGGGGCAGAGCTCAATGGCGATTGAGAGGTGGAAGAAACGAGTAATCTAAACTACAAAAAAATATATGCTATAGAAAAATCCAACCGTGAAAGGCTTTTGAAAGTTAATCCAAACCTTGATGACAAGAGTGGTATATACTTTCTAACTCGGACGGATGAGGATGGCATATCTTACTTTTACATAGGTCAGGCTGTGAAAATCTTGCAGCGGATGTGCAGCCACCTTACCGGGTATCAGCACATAGACCTATCATTGAAAAAACGAGGGTTTTACAGTGCGGATAACCCCTATGGATGGCAGATTAATTTTATCCACTACCCTAAAACTGAACTAGATCAGATGGAGCAGTATTGGATATTGCAGTACACGAAGAAAGGCTACCAGTGCCGTTACAACAAGACGGCTGGCGGTCAAGGTGAGGGCAAGGAGAAGATAAATGAATTTAAGGCTTCTAAAACTTATAGAGATGGGTTAAAACAGGGCTATAAAAATGCTTCAAGAGAAGTCTCTCATTTGTTCGAATTGCACCTTGATTACAAAACTAAGTCGGATATGCCGAGCAAAAACCAACAAAAGGCAATTGACAAATTCGACAAATTTCTTAATTTCTACAAAGGCGGTGATACTAATGAATGAAACTTGGAAAGATATTGAAAACTATGAAGGGTACTATCAGATTTCAAATTTCGGAAGGGTTAGAAGTGTTGACAGGTATATTTATAACACAAGCAATTTTGGAAACAATAAGGTTTCATTCTACAAAGGGAAAATTATGAAACCGTCAAAAAGGAAAAAAGGATATTTGGGCATATGCTTAACAAAACAAAATAAACAGCAAAGTTTTTTAATCCACAGACTTGTAGCAAAGGCATTTATTCAGAACCCGAACAATCTGCCACAGGTTAATCACATTGACGAAGATAAGACAAATAATTGCGTATGGAATCTTGAATGGTGTAACAACAAATATAACGTAAATTATGGGAATTGTTTATCCAATATGTCAAAGACAAGAACAAATAATACGCATAATCAAAAGCCTGTAAGATGCAAAGAGACTGGAATTATATATGCTAATAGCAATGACGCACAAAGGAACACAAATGTATATGCTAGAAATATAAGGGCAAATTGCTGTGGCACATATAAAAGTGCAGGGAAATTGCACTGGGAATGGGTGTCACAGAGACAGTATGAGAAGTTTATGGATTTGTTGAAAGTGGGTGATTCGGAGTGAAGATTTTAAGCAAAAAGAAATACAATAAACTCATTGAAGATTTTGAGGAATTGCAGAAAAAGGTTGAGGAGCTCAAAAGGATAAATGAGAGTATCGGGAAAAAGCTGGAAGATAAAAAGACAAGTTGCAAGCTGAATAATGGTAAGGATTTCTACTTTAAATGCGAAAATTCTTACAGATACAAGACATATTGGGGAGTGACAGAAATCGAAAAATGCGGTTGCTTGCTTGATGTACCTTGTGAGAGCTTTTGTAAAAAGAAGGTGGATGATAGATAATGAGCAATGATAAGAAAGATGAGCGGTGCGAATGGCATGTTATTCATACGCCCTGCGGATTTCCGCTTTATGCCACAGAGTGTGGGAAAACGAGGCTTAGCTGTGCTACAGGTATTGATATTTACTGCAATGCTTGTGGCAAGAAAATCAAGATTGTTGATGACAAGAAAGCAGGTGATTCAGAATAATGAATAAGTATGGTCAATTTGACATATTTGACTATGTTTCAGAACCAGTTACCATAACAAAGCCTATTCGGTTGATAGAACTATTTGCTGGCTACGGAAGTCAGGCAATGGCACTTAAAAGAATAGGTGCAAAATTTGAGCATTACAGAGTTGTGGAGTTTGATAAGTACGCTATTGCAAGCTATAACGCAGTACATGGTACAGATTTTCCAACAATGGATATAACTAAGGTTCATGCAGAAGATTTGAATATTTGCGACACAGAAACCTTTACTTACTTACTTACTTACTCATTCCCTTGTACGGATTTATCAGTTGCTGGAAAGCAAGCAGGAATGAGCAAAGGTAGCGGAACAAGATCTGGGCTGCTATGGGAAGTAGAACGTATTTTTTCGGAAATTAAAGATTCCGGCGGAGAATTACCACAGATTCTATTCATGGAAAATGTTCCGCAGGTTCATGGGAAAAAGAACATGGCGGACTTCCAGAAGTGGATACAGTTCCTTGAAAGCCTTGGATATACGAATTTCTGGAAGGATCTGAACGCAAAAGATTACGGGGTAGCGCAGAACCGAAACAGATGCTTTATGTTTTCGTTTCTTGGAAACTACACATATAGATTTCCAGATCCCATTCCGCTTACGAAGAAGCTGAAAGACTATTTGGAAGATGAAGTGGACGAGAAATATTACATCAATAATGAAAAAGCAGAAAAGCTCATAAAACAGCTTATTGACAACGGTACACAACAGATTAAAGTGTGTGAAAGTCAGATAGTTGCTATGCGTGGCAGAAATCCTGATAATCCGTCAGATAGAACTAATGGAAGTCCAACAGAGCAGAGATTAGAGGTGAATATGCAAGGTACAAGTAATTGCTTGACGAGTGTGCAGAAAGATAATTTATTACTTGAAAAACCTTTGTTGCTAGGCGGCATCGGAAAAGAAAACGAGTTTGGCTCACAGTACAGGCAGGGAAACAGAGTGTATAGTTCCGATGCTTGCGCTATGGCATTAAATTCTCAACCGGTTGGAAATGCTGGTGGAAATTCATATTTATACAATGTTGGCTATCGTATCAAAAAGCTGACACCGAGAGAGTGTGGACGGCTGATGGGTGTACCTGATGAAGATATTGACAAAATGGCAGCAGTCAACAGCAATACGCAGTTGTATAAACAATTCGGAAACAGCATAGTAGTTGATGTTATGTGTGCTATGTTTAAGAACTTAAATATAGAGCAAGGGTAGCATAAAACGGATTAAGGGAAATGAATAAATATGCAAAACATAGTTGCATATTTATTTAAAAAAGGAGGATATTTTGGCAAAAAGAATTAGAGCAACGGCAGAGGCAAAACTTGATCCTGAATGGGAAAGAGCTTGTGCCATGGCTAATGATTTAAAATCTAAGGATGGCACTGTTCTTTGGGCATTAAGTTTCATTCATGCCTGGGAAGATGCGGTAAAAATAATAAAAGAGGCGCTGTGAATCTTGCTAAGTTTCTGCTTTGGCGAAATGGATGATAAATACAGTGTTCAGTGCAAACAAAATTTCTAAAAAAGACATCACAAAAGATGAAGACTAAAATCATATAAGGAGTGAGGTTTGATGGCGGTATACAGGAGTGTGCATTTATCATTTTGGACGGACAATAAGGTTGAGGATGATTTTACACCAGAGGATAAGTATTTTTATATTTATTTGCTGACGAACCCTCAGACTAATATTTGTGGTTGTTATGAGATTAGCTATTCTCAGATGACTAGAAATACCGGATACAATAAAGACACCATAATAAGGTTGCTTGAGCGTTTTGAAAACGTTCACAAGATTATTAAATTTGATAAGAATACCAAGGAGGTATTGATTCTGAATTGGTATAAATACAACTGGAGTAAGTCCGAGAAAACGCTTACTGGGGTTGAAAATGTTGCAAAACATATTAAGTCGGAAGTGTTTAAAAAATATGTTTTGGATGTTGTAAGCTGCATAAGAAGTGATACCCCTATTATGGGGTATACATACCCCATACAAGCATCTGTATCTGATACTGATATTAATAATATATATATTAATAATAAAAGAGATATAGTTAATACATCTAAGAATATTAATATAAATAATAATATACTAGATGAATTAATTACAGAGTTTAATATATCTAACTACTTACTGGATGGTATTAATACATGGCTTAAATATAAAAAAGAACGGAGGTTCACATACAAAGAGAGTGGCCTGAGAACCTTGGTTAAGACTATTAAGATCAAGGCAGATGAGTACGGAGAACAGGCTGTCATTGCAATAATTGATGAGAGTATTGGAAATGGCTATCAAGGGATAACCTGGGACAGAATAAAAAAAGTTCAACCACCAAAGTCTCGACAGAGTGCAAGCGATCAGTTTGATAGGCTCATGGAGCAGATAAGGAGAGATGAAGATGATTGACGGCAAGGACGAAATAGCGCAGAAGTCAAAACAAGGGGTGTTAGAATAATGGAGATAAGAGTTGAACCCACTAGCATTGAACGGCTAGTTGATACAGTTGCAAATACCATAAACGAATCGTTTAAAAATGTAACCATTGATGATGCGAATATGTATAAGTTAGGTTACAACAAAGCACTTGATGACCTAATGGCAAAATTAGATTGCGATAAATACTTGCTGAATGATTGGCAGCGTGATGCAATTCGTGACAAGGTGAAAGAAATCAAGGAGGAGAGCAATTGACCGATAAAGAAACACGTAAGATAATAGCGGTGTTAATGGTTGCATATCCGAACTACAAGCCGATTAACATTGACTTTACCGTATCTGTTTGGACGGATATGTTGTCTGATTATTCTTACTCAGAGGTTGACATGGCAATCAAGGCTTACATATTAACGGACACCAGTGGTTTTGCCCCGGCGATAGGACAGGTTATAGACAAAATAAAGTCAATAACTACTCCTCGGCAAATGACCGATGCCGAAGCGTGGTCACTGGTCCGCAAGGCAATATCGGATAGTGGCTACAATGCAACAGCAAGATTTAACGAGTTGCCGCCGGCATGTCAGAGAGCCGTGGGCTCACCGTCACAGCTGAGAATGTGGGCGCAAGACACGGAGTTTAATGAGAATGTCGTGAGCAGCAACTTCATGCGGTGCTATCGAACAGAGATAGCACGACAGAGAGAGATAGACAGAATGCCGTCAGAGATACGACAGATGATTGATAAAGTCAATAATAATTCTAAATTACTTCAAGATAAACAGGCTAATCTGCCTGAGATTACTCAAGATAAAAACTATAAACTGAATAGAGAGTAGTGACTATGGGAGCATCAACAAAACAGTACCGCCGCCGTAAAGCTGCTGGATTATGTGTCGAATGTGGAAAACCGCTGGACAGGATAGGTGCTTACTGTGTTAAATGTTGCAAGGCACACACCGAGGACTCCATACAACAAAAACACTGGTATGCCGATAATGGAATATGCCCTACATGCCGAATAAATAAATTAATGGGGACTGAAAGGCACTGCCCTGAGTGTCGCGCACGAGAATCTGAGTGGAAGCTAAGAAAAAGGGAGTCAGACAGAGAAAACACCAACAAACAACATGCGGAATGGGCGAAAACCAAATATGCCGAAAGGGTTGAAAAAGGCCTTTGTACTAGGTGCGGAAAACGACCGGCTAAAGATGGTGCACACACATGCGTGTATTGCGCTGAAAAAACTAATGCTTATCACCGAAGAAAGAGAGCAGAGAAAAGGTTGAATGCACAAGAAAGATACGAAAAGGGTATATGTCGATTTTGCAATAATCCTGTTAAGGATGGGTATAAGTTATGTGAGCACCACTACCAGCTCAATCTTATCAACTCGGCAAAGGCAGACAGGAGTGCATATAACAGGCGACAGTATCAGATAAGCCAAAGGAGGCGAGCGGCTAATGACAACGAAGAAAGACAATCCGTGTAAAGACTGCCCCGATAGATATGTTGGTTGTCATTCAAACTGTGAGCGGTACCTAACGTGGAAAAAAGTGTACGATGAATGGAACAGCAAAGTGTTTAACGAGAGGTCGAAGAGCCGAGCGGTTGACAAGTATCTGATAGACAGAAGTTTAAAGGCAAAGGCGGAGTATCGGAGGAAAAGCAGATGAATGTTGTGGTTACACAAAACGGTAAGAAAGTGAATATTGCTGATATTGTTCTGCCTGATGATGTGATGAGAACAATAGCTAGCATGATTGGTTGACAAGTAAATAAATGACAAGTAGAATGTGCCGTAGAATGTAGTGTATATGCGGCACATTTTACGTAGGAGGATAATAGAAATGGAATGTGTGGCATATATAAGAGTGTCAACAGAAAGACAGGTTGAAGAGGGTTACGGCCTTGAAAGTCAAAAAAGAGATATCGAAGAATATTGTAAGAAAAATGAAATGCTAATCACTGATTGGTATATTGATGCTGGACTATCTGGGATGGACATGACCAAGCGTGTTGAACTGCAACGGCTTATATCGGATATATCAAAAATAAACGACATAGTAGTATATAAGCTGGACAGACTAGCAAGGGATTCAGTAGATGCATTATACATGATTGAGAAACTCTTTACACCGAAAGGTGTCAGAGTTAATAGCGTACACGATTTTGCCAGGTATGAAACACCACAAGACAAGTTTCAAACACATATTATGGCGGCAGTTGCCGAATACGATAGAAACACAATGCTGTTGAGAATGCGCGGCGGTATGCTGGAGAGAGTTAAAAATGGTTACTGGATGGGCGGCGGCAATACACCATACTGTTACCAATATGATAAAAACCTTGGCTATCTTGTACCAATTCCAGAACGCGCCGAACAGGCTAATAGAGCTATGGACTTGTTTATTGAGGGTATGTCCGACGTAAAAATTCAGAGACTACTTGGCTATAAGAGCGAATTTGTTGTGAGAAATATCCTCACAGGGGTTGTTAATATCGGTTATATCCCATACAAGGGCGGCACATATAAAGGATTGCATGAGCCGATATTTGAGCATGACAAATTTTATCTTGCTCAGGAGTTGAGAAAAAGTAGACGTAAACAACATGTATACAGTTTTACCGAGCCACATTTGCTTACAGGTTTGTGTTATTGCAAAACCTGTGGTTGCAAGATGCGATACCAGAAGATAACTGGCATGGGGATTCATAAGATATATTGTTGCTCACACGACAAATACTTGGACTACTTGCCAAACTACAATACAGATTGCGACAACCCCGGAGCATGGGCAAGCGATATTGAAATAGCATTTGAGCATGAGATACTTGGCATCTCAATAAATCTATCACAATACAAGCCAAAGGCAAAAGAAACAAAGTTGCAAATACTGACTAACCAGCTTGAAAAACAAAAATCAAAGCTAAAACGGCTATACACCCTGTATGCAGAGGGAAACGACATGGTTTTGGATATGATTAAGACTTTGGAGACTGAGATCAGAGAGACTACCGAAAAGATTTCAGCTGAAAGAAAAAATGGTCAGCATGAGCAGAAAAAAGAATTTGTCTATGAAAATATAAAAAAACTTGCCGACATCTGGGATGGTATCAGCAAGTCTCAAAAAAACTCTATACTCAAAACTATAATTGATAAGGTAATTGTAGGCAAGGACGATATAGAAATTCAGCTAAAAAACTTTTAGCACTTACATAATGCAGTTCCTATG